CTTTCATCTATTATTAAATAGTCTAATATTCTGTAAAGTTACAATTATTTTACAAATAGTAAGGTTTTTGTAAATATATTTTAATTAATACCGTATTTAGTTTAAATCATTCCGTCTTCGGTTGTAAATAATTTAAACTAAATACTACATTATGCAAACAAATTACATTTCTACAAACCATTCAAAACATTACCTAAAAGCACACATCATTTTAGTTAAAAAGTATCGTAAACCATTATTGGTTAATCAACTCAAACAAGATATGTACACAATATTCAACAATATCATAGATAATTCAGATTTTAGCGTAGAAGTATTTGAGTCAGATATTAATCATATACATTTTCTTATCCGTTATATTCCAAGGTTATCCATATCACAAATAGTTCGTAGGTTAAAACAACAATCTACTAAACATATTTGGCAATTACACCCAACATTACTTCGTAGAGAGTACTGGTTACTTCGTTTGTTCAATCGGTGAAGCATCCCCAGATACCATTCGTCAATATATTTTAAGTCAAGGTTAATCGTTACCTTTGTCGCTTACATCTCACCCACGCAAAAGCGATGAGTAAGTTTTACGCTCCGTTTTATAAATTCCTGTGCCATGCGTACAAAGAATGCTGATGGTTCGTAAATGACCCATCTACTACTAAACCTCAATGCTTTAATGTGTTGAGGTTTTTTTAATTAAAATGAACTATATTTGAACATGAAGAAAATTATATTACTCTTTTTTGCTTTTGTCATGATTTCGAGTGTTAGCGCAACAAACGTTGTAGCAAACATTGACAATGGTGTTTTTGAAACAGAAAATCATTTTGACGCTGTATCTTTTGATTCAGTTGATCTACAAGTACAAGATGCTCTATTAGTATCAGAATCGTATTTAGCTAATTTTATTTCTTTTCATAAATCAAGCTTTACCGTCAAACAGGAAGCTGATCTAAATTTTTATAAAGCAATTAAAATTAGTTCTAAGACAGTCTTTAAATACGCATATACCAATAAAGAAAGTCGAATAACAATTAAAAATAAATATCATAATTGTAGTCCAGATTTAGTAGTACCTTTGAAACGCTAACATCTAGATAAAGACGATTTATCTAATAAAAAAACCCTAGCATTAATTTGTTAGGGTTTTCTTTTTGAATATATTGAGTATTCATTATAAATCTCCATAGCTCTATGCAGAGTAGATATTTCTCGTTTTATTCTAATGTCAATACAGCTATTTTCTGCTGTGTATTTTTTATTGTCGGTATATAACCACCAACTATTTGTATCGTGTCTACCAATCTCTATTGACACACTAGATAGCCACCTTCGATAACAAGAGTATATAATAAATTCGGGTAAGTCATCAAAAGGTATTAAACCTAAAACCAAAACTCCGTAATCAACAATTTTAAAATTAGAGTCCTCTTCTAAAATCCAATCATTAAAATCTAACCTAGCTCTTCCATGTAGTCTCATTAGTATTCTACTATTTTAACGTTAATACCTAAAGCTTTTGCTTCGTCTATTTTACACATAGTCCTAGCGCACTTACCGTTATAAAAAGCAATTACTCCATCAACAACTTTCATATTACCATCATATTCTAATCCTAGAAAATCTTTACTGCCAGCAATACAAGTTTTAAGTATATCGTCTTTACGTCTATCTATACCATCTAAAACAGCAAAGTTTTTGTTACTAGATAAAAAATGATTTATTCTTTCCAGATATAGCTTGTAAACATCAAAATCTTTATCGACTAAAATAAGGATAGTCATATCAAATATAGATTTTAATCCCAGCTCTTCAATAACAGCATCACGATACTCAATCATGTTTTTAGTATCAAAAGACCATTTAGCTTCTGTGAGTGTCCATTTCAGATAGCTAGAATCTGTTTTAGCTATTTCTTTAATACTTTTACCGCTATGCTTACCAAAGTGCATTAGATAGCCTTGTTCGGCTTTTAATAAGTCGTTTTCTTTTTTGCGTTGGGTATAATTAAATTTAGATATTTCTTGTTTCCTTGTAGGTTGGTAGCCATCCTTTAAAGAATAGCCAGTAAGCATTTTGTCGCCATTCCAAGCTTGATACCCTTTAGTGTATGGTTGGTTTTCAAAAGTAATGTCTTCAACTCTACCGAAACTATTATAGCTTCCGCTAAGATCTATTATAGTAGCAAACTCTTTACCTTCAAACTTTCTTACTAAACGACCAACTATCTGATACCATATAATTAATGAATTAGTAGGTCTTGCCATTACAGCACTTGATAAATTTGGTTTATCAAAACCCTCAATTAAAACACCTACGTTAGATATTCCTTTTAGCCTACCTTCTTTAAAATCTTTTATAATTCTAGTTCGATCCTTTTTTTTGGTTTTACCATGAAGAACCTCAAACCCATCTAATAAAAAAGCTACTTGTTCAGCTTCTTTAACGCTTGCCAAATAAACTATGCAAGATTCATTACCTTCTGAAAAAAGTTTATTTACCGCAGCAACGCATTTAGAAACTATATCGTTTTTAGCGTAAAAGAGTTCTAATGACTTTTGAGTATAATCATTGCCAGTAGTATTAAGCTCTAGCATTGTTTCATCTAGGTCTTCTACTTCATACCTAATAGGACTCCACCTACCTTTATCTACAATATCTTTTATTTGAACTATACTTTCTATTGATGAATAAAAACAGTCCATCATTCTATTCATCATCTTTAGCCAACCTTTGTCTAGTCTTAAAGGGGTAGCGGTAACACCTATGAGTCTACACTTTTTTATTTGCTCGTAAAACACATGTAGTTGAGATTCTTTTAAAGAGTTGTTATGAGCTTCATCACAAAGTATAACAACCTCTTTATCTATGTAAAAGTCAATGTATTTTTTTATTGTTCCTATGGTAGCAAATGTAACTTTGCCTAAATCTTTTTTACCTAAACTAGCAGAGCAAATAGAAGCTTTGTAGCCATATCCTATGTACTTTTCATAATTCTGTTCAAGTAATTCTTTTTTAGGAACAATGTTTATAAACCACTTTTCTGGAAAAGCAGCAGCAACATTAGCAATTAAAATACTCTTTCCGTATGAAGTGGGGTAAACAAAAAGAGCTTTTTTTTGTGACTTGCCTTGAACAAAAGCAATCATTTTATCAATCTCTATTTGTTGATCTAGGTAAGGCTTATGCAATTTATTTATATTTTTTATTGAGTTTATCCGATGTTGTAGCCAATTAAGGTCTAGTTATCAAAAGTAACTATTGGAACAATCATCCATCTACAATATTTGCAGTACTTATATGCGTAGGCTATTGCCTCGTCCTCCGTGTCAAAAACCTCTGTCGGGTGTTCTTGGCTATAATATGGTCCTGTAATTTCACCATATTCAAAGCTTACTTTTACAGTATTGTCAACGGTTTTTGTCGATATCTGCATCGCTGTATATTTTCTTTCTACTTTCATTTTATATATTTAATTAACTGGCTACAACACCAGATAAAATTAATTGCTTGTTAAGTTCTTCTACTAAGTCAGTGGTTTTGATTAGTTCTGTAATCGGTTCATTTTCTCTATGAATTATACTTTGTGGTTTTCCTAACTCACATATTTCAATTATTCTGTTTTTCATTTCTATTAATTTAAGTTATTATTCACGCAACTAATCTTATCTGCGGTACGTTGTAAGCCATTTAATAAACTTCTGTTCCTACTAGATCAGAGTACCTATTAATTTTGCCATACCTTGCCCACCAAGTTTTTCCTTCTGCAAAAGTCAACTCGTTTGCATCTTTAGTAAATCGGTGCTTATACCAAGTACATCCTTTTAATTTTCTCCAAAACCTTAAGTTATTCATAATTTTAAAATGCCCAAATAGGTCTAGTTATAGTTTGATGGTTAGTAATTAACGGCTACTAACTTTAGCCTTGACGTTAGGCAACATTTAAGTCCAACTATTCCTACATATTTCATATAAATTATAGAGTTCTTTTTCTGTAAGGTCACTTAAGTTGTGCCAACTAGTCCTACCATATTGATCATTATAAGAGTGTCCAGCTTTTTTTACTAACTCGTTTTCAAAATCATTGTAATAAGGTTGGCTACCTTTTACTAATGTTTCTAATCCTTTTCTATCTAATTCAACTTTCATAAATTTTAATCTTTAACGCCAAAGTTTGGCTTGTCTATATTTTTATAATTACTCATTAGCTCATGGCTAGGTTTGTCACCACCTTTTAAAATTACTGTTGGACTCTTATCCACATATCTAGGATTAAACAAATACTTTGTCCTAGCAATGCTACCGTCATCTTCCTTAAACTTATTTACTTTGTAAACGATTTTATAAAACAAAAGCTTATTTCTGAAACTAAAGAAAGTGTCCTTAGACACACCCTTGCCAGAACCATCCTTAACAGTATTCATATCCATATCAAAAAGATAACCCTCATGACCACTTACCCCTTTAGGTACTAAATGGTAAACCAAAAAAAACAACATGCCCATTTCAGTTATACTTACCTCTTCCATAAACTCGCTAGGGAAAAATCTAGATAATCTAAACTTACCCTGACGAGAACTATAAGACCAAGAAGTTAAAGAACCACCATCACTAACACTAACACTACCAACATTCTTAACGTCCATAGCACTATCTAAAAACGAATTAATATCACTATAATCAATCAAATATCCCATTCCTTATATAAGGTAAAGTTTTTACAAATATAGCCTAATTATTAAGGTTAATACTAATTTATCACTAAAACTTTACCCTTAATAAGGAATGGCGTTAACAACCTTATAACCACTTACTTAGTTAGCTTATTGCACCATAACAACACACCCCCAGCCCAGTAAAACCGTTGCTACTCTCTTTCTTTACTTAGTAACAAACAACAGTTAGTGGCTTACAAAGGTTTAATAATCTACTTACGATTATATCTCACACACTTAGTTATTCAGATTTTACACTTAGTTATATACTGATGGTTAGTAGTAGTAGTTGGCGAAGTTTTTCATGATGGGTTTTCGTTTCGTCAAGACCCTACCCCTATTGATAAATGGTTTATGTTTCAAAAGTTTTAGCGTTTTTATACGGTGCGTATGGATTAACTTAAATTGATCACCTACTACTATGATCTAGTGTTTTGAAGTCCTCATACTTAGCGTGTACGGTTTTCTTTCGGGTGATTATACTAATACCTTAAGCATATCGGCAAGGCATTAGTGCTATTGCGCCTGTCTTGTATGTTATGGGCCAAGCAGTGAACCAATCCAACTAATTAATTAAGTCCTATATATAATAATGTGAAGACTTGAACCAATAATTTATATAAAACGTCTTAACTTGTTGGTTCTTATAGGCTTGCTTATGTTAAAAACCCATCATAAAAACCAATAATATAAAGCAGTAATTTAAAAAGCTATTTTTATAGTGTACTAATATAAATAGTAATATATGTTACATACTAATAATATTAGCAAAGTTAAAGTTTTTTTGTATGTTTTGGATCATCTTGTGCTGGATGGTTAAAGAAGTTTATATTTAGTATAAAGTGGTTAATTGTGTAGTTCGTCGATTATACTGTTAAAGTTTGGCCTTAAAGCAATGAAAGATATTGATTTTCCTTCATGTAGTTGTATATTTGTAACTCATTAGAACACTAACTTAAATAAATAAAACCATGAGAAAATTACACTACACAGAAAAAGCCTATTTAATCATAGGTAGAGCATTAGCGACATTTGTATTAATTAATTTTTTAACCGCAACAATACTTTTAATATTTTAAAAACAAAAAAAATGAAGACAAAAATAGTAATCCAAGGACAGCAGTCCAGCGTGACGACTCTTTTAAATAAGATTCAAACCGTTAACAGCGAAGAGAAAAAGCTACAGTTTAAAAATGTTTTAGTAACTTTTAAAACTAAAAAGGAAGCCGTTAAAGCCCTTAGTAATGCCTACCAGTCTTTAAAGGAAGATCAAAGCACAAGTTATAAAAGAGCTTCGATAATTTCCTACGATGCTGCAAGAGCTTATATAATTAAAGAATAAAGCCATGAAAGTGAAAAAACTATTAAACACGCCAGAAAACAGAGCTATTTTAAAACCTTTCCCGAACTTTTCAAGCACTGGAAGCATTAGAGGAATGAAAAAAATGTACTACGGTAAAAATGCTTTATTGGTAAGATGTAACGGCTTTATATATAACGTATCGAGCGAGTCAAAAATATATGAAGATGCAGAATAATATAAATATAATTATGACACAATATAAAAGCATGAAAAACAATTCTTAAACATTATTAATTTTTTACCATAGTTTTACGGTTAACCTTAAAACCGTTTAAATCAATCTTATAAAGCTAAATATCATGAAAACACAATCTTTACAATTATTAGTATTTAAAGGGAAAGCGAATATTTTAATAGATGAAAAAGAAAGCCGTTTAATAAGTTATAATACAGAAGTAGCAACCTATGACCATACAAATAAAAAAGCAACTATTAAGGGCTGGTATAGTGCCACAACTTCCCGACATATAAACGCCTTTTTAAAATTTTATGGACTTGATCCGATGAATAAAAAACAAATGCAAAAAAAATAAAACCGTTTAAATAATCTTACAAAATAAAACATCATGATAACATTAACAGAAACAAGACAAAAAAAGAACCCAAACACAAAAACAACCTATTTAAAAGGAGTCGTTAAGGTTTCAAATATCACAGAAGAACACCACAAAAAATATGTAGAAAGCAAATCTTTTTTTAAAAATATAGGAGGTAGAGAACACCACGTAAAAGGATATACAAGAAAAGGTTATAAGGTAGTTAGAATCGTTAGCCACTCCCCAGACGGAAAAATAAAAATTACCAGAGAATTTGATTTTGAAACAATTTAAAAAAAAAACATCATGACAAATAAAGAATTAAACAGCAACGTAAATAAATTATTTAATCGATTTGTAAAGCTGCAAAATAGCACGGTAAAAAGTGAAAAAGAGAGAGATATTAAATTATCTAAAATTGAGGATCTAAAAAAGGACTGTTTAACCGTTCATTATATCCTAGGAGCTTATGAGGTTATGACAGATAAAAACGCCCTTAAAATGGCTTCAATTTGTTCTGCTTATCGTTTTGTTGAGCCTTACAGAATGTTAACGCAATTACAGAAAACAACAGGAACACATTAAAATTAAAACTATGAAAAAAACAGAAATAAGCGGAGTTAAAAAAGTTTATCCAATACAAGGGAGAAAGGATTTTTTTAAATACATGGTCACGGATCAAAGTATTTTTGATGAAAACGCAAAGCCATGCATAGACGCAGCAGGAAGAGAAATGTATTTCGATGATAAAAAAAGGGCTAACGACATAGCAAAATCTAGAAACAAAGTGTCCGCAAGGCTTAAAAAAAATAATTAAACCATTTAAAGCCGTTCCAGTTTAAAGACTGGCAAGCATATCGAGAATGCAAACGGCACTAATTCAAAAAAATAACACCATGACAGATTTACAAATTTTGCAGCAACTTTTAAACTCCAACCATTTAAGCCCTGCCGAAATACTAAGAGCCGAAAAAATACTATTTGTAGTTAACTCAAATTTAAAAAACCTCAAAATAATATAATTATGGAATTTACAGATAAAATAAGCGATAAGTACAACGGTATAAGCGCACAAGATATAGAAGAATTTAAAGATCGTGAAATCCTTTTTTATTCCACTCAAAGCTCTTGCCTAGGTTCAGAGAACGCAGTCTTAACGCTGGAAAATTTACAGGTTTTCAGTGATGCTATGAACAAATTTTTTAAGCGGTTAAACGGTTCTAAATTTACGAAATACCCCGAAGAAAAAAGAGCCGAACTTTTTTATAAGTGGTTAGTTAATTTTTTAAGCGAAAACCAGAAGACAAATAAGAGCATAAGAGAAATTTACAAAGGAACACTTTTAAACGAATTAAAAGAATCTGCTTTAATTTTCTACTTTCAAGAAACAAAGTAATAATTTAATAACTCCTTTGCAGGTTAACGACCACGAGCGCAGCAAGAGCGCACAAAGGAACAAATCATAAACCTTTAAATAATTGAAAAATGAAAACACAAAACGCAATTTACAACCAGCTTTTTAAATTAACAGAAAAAAAAATAGTAAACTATCGTGAAGACCTCACAGAAATAGATAAAAGAACCATTTTAAAAAACGGAAAAACAAAGTTTATTCACATAAGCAGGAGAAATGGCACTAGTATGATTAATTTTTATAAAAGTGAAATTTTCCCGAAAGAAGGAGAAAAAACAAAACATTTTTTAGATAATTACGCAACGAGAAAAAATATATTAGACTCCAATTTTACTACTTTAAAATTTTACCTTGAAAACGAACCTTTAGCAATATATTTTTTTGACGGCGAAAAGCTTTTAAAAATTAATTCTTTTAAAGCAATAGAACTTTTTAATAAATACAAAAACGCCCTATTGAACCAATGGAGCGAAGAAGAGGAAAAAAAAGAAATTTTAAACTATTAAAATAAAACATCATGAAAAACACAACATACACGCAAGAAAAAGAAAACGCATGGGATTTAAAAACCTTAAAACAATGCGGATTTATAGAGCCGTACAAAGACAACACAAAAAAGGTTCAATTTATGAGATACTGTAATAATTGCCTATCCTACGGCTATAACATGAAAACAAATACTTTCTATTTATGCAAAAGTCCTATTTTGGAATGTTCTATTTTAGAAATATTAAGCAGCCATAATACGTTTGAAGAATTAAAAGAAGCTTTCTATATAGAACGAAATAAAATATAAACACCATGGAAAAAATAGAACTTAAAAATATACAACATAAGGTCAATAATTCAAACATTATCTGTTCGTTCCTTTGTTCAGATGGAAGCCTAATAAAAGAAAAATATATCGGCTATTCATTAAGCAGCGCAAAAAGAACTTTTTTTAATAAATACAAAAACATTTTTTAAACAAGAAACGCCATGAAAAAAATCTGTTTATTTGAAAACTACGAAGACCAACCGCCAGCACTAGTAAAAATTTGTAACCGCTGGAATGATAAAATTGAAAACGGTTTAAGCTATGAGGATTGTAAGCAATTTAGAAAAGAAGTTGAAAACATAGGTTTTACTTTTGACTATGGATTGGATGCAGAACCCTATGATTTAAAACCGCTATAATTCGAGCAAAAAATAACCTTTACCAATTCACGCAAAAAATATACAGATTATGAAAACTAAAAACAATAACCACCACATAGACCTATCAATTCCTATAAACGGAATTCCTAAAATTTACGTTTCAGAAAAAGAACAAGACGCAGAGCGTGAAGAGCTTGCTAAATTAGGAGCGACAACGGAAGAAATAAACTTTTTTTTTAACTCCTATAACTAAAAAGCGATAAATTTAATAATTCACGCAAAATTTTAAAAAACAAAATCATGAAAAAAAATATATTAATAATACTATCTATATCTTTAGTAATCCTGCTCTTTACCTCATTAACTTTTTTGGTTATTGATAAAACAGAAAATCAAATACTTGAAATTTACACGACTGAAAACATATATTTTGTAGAAGGTCTGACGGTAACGAACGAGAACACGCCAGAAAAGATGATTTTTAGTTCATTTAAAGATCTTCAATATTTTATAGGTACTAGGACAGCAAAAGAGACAAGTTTAAACATCCTTCACGTTGAAAATGTGGATGAAATGGAAAGCACACCGCCAGAGCTATATATTTTTATAGGAGAATCAAAATATCTACTTTACACAGAAAGCGGAATAGTAGAAAAAATATATTAATACTTAAAAAATGGAAAACCACGAAATAAAAATATTTAAATTGTTAGCGCAAGGACTGACACAGATAGAAGTTAGTAAGGAGCTTATCAAGCAAGGATATAAGGCAAGCTCTTTGTCTAGTGTAGAAAAAAAGATAAAAGCCGTTAAACGAGAGTACAGAGCAAATACTAATTTTAAACTAGCTTTAATTTTAAGAGCTAAAAAAATAATATAATTATGGAATCATTACAAGTTTACAGTAACAAACCTAGAAAATCAAATAAATTTGATGAATTAAGTTTGTATTACGAAGGGGTGTATTATTTTACTAAAGAAATAAGAAAAAGTAATACAAGAGAAAAAAAACCATTTGAAATACAAGGTGTTTATTATCAAGGAAAATGGTATCAAGACACATTTTATATCACGGAACAATTCAAGAATTTTCTTTTAAATAATATATAAAAAATATAATTATGAATAATACAGAGAAAACACTTTTTACTATGAAGCCAATATACAAAGCAGAAAACACAGTTCAAGAAATAATTGATTTTGCAACACTATTAAACGACGAAAGCGAAAAGCAAATAAAAGAATACGATGATTTTAATAATTATATTAAACCTTTATTTTTTGAAAAGTTCGGGCATAAGTATGAGTCTTCATTACATTCTATGTACCAAGGAGAAAGAAGAGATTTTTTAAACTTTCACAAAGAAGAAATTAAAAAACTAAAACCATGAGAAACGAAACGGAATTTATAAAGTGTTCAAATAGAAGATACTTAACCGCTAAAGCTAGTAAGTTTTTAAGTAGATGTATAGATATTGCAGCGAAACAAAACGGAATCACTAGATACCACCAAGAATTTAAGCCCACTAAGGAACGTTTAAGTAAAATCATACATTCTCTATTTATTGACGAAAACAAGTCGATAGAAGAGATAAAACAGCTTATTAAAAATCGTAAAATTTTACTGCAAAAATAACCTTTACCAATTCACGCAAAAAATTGACACAATGATAATAAATGAAATAGATTTTAATGTATGGTTTAATGATGGTAATGCAATAAGACAAAAAGGATATTACCTAGAGCAAACAACGCAATGGAAAAAGAAATTTACCCTAACTGAATTAAGAAATTTCTACACTAAAGAATACCTAAATTAATTCACTCAAAAAAAACAACACAATGAAAACATATAAAAAAGACCTACCCGAATTATCCATAAAATATAAAAAAGGGAATCATAAGTCAGTACAAATTAAATCTAGTAGTGATGCAGCTGAAGTTTTTAAAAACTATTTTGATGCAGATACAATAGACTACGAAGAGTCAGTAGTAGTTATTTATTTGAATACTAGAGCCAATACAATAGGATGGTTCAAGGTTAGTCATGGAGGATTAAATATGTGTGTTATAGATGTTCGCAAAATATTTTCAGTAGCACTACAAATAGGAGCTGCTTCTTTAATTATTGCACATAACCACCCAACAGGCAATTTAATGCCAAGCATAGCAGATGATAAAGTAACAGAGAAGATTAAAAAAGGTGGAGAGTTATTAGATATTAAGTTACTAGATCATATAATTATAACAAGCGATAGCGGTTTTTATTCTTTCGCTGATAACAACAAAATTTAATAATTAACTAAAATTATGATTATGGAAGCTATCATTAATCCAATACCTAAAAATTTAATTGACCAAGATCCAGAGAGATTTGTAAATTGGTTCACAGAAACTGTAAAGTCTGAATTTTCAAATGAGATAGACTTATTTATGGAGATACGGAAAAACCAACACTATAAACCTAGTTTAGAAAAACTAGTAATTAAAAAACCTTTATTAAACGCAAAGGATATAGCGTTTTACATTAACAGTTAAAAAACTAAAAATAAACAAAATAAAAAACAAAATCATGAGTACAAGACTTTATAACATAAAACAAATCAAAAAAGCAGACGTTAATTCAACTTATAAATTTCAACTTGATAATTTAGATTGGGCAACCTTGATAGAGGAAAATGAAGAAATATTAGTAGAAAATGAACACGGAACTATTTTTGGAATCGATGAATTATCTAATGAGGAACTGCAAATCGTAGTTTACAACCTAAAAAACTAAAATCATGGCATTAAAACTAAAAAGAGAGGATTTTAAAATAACATTTGTCAGGCAAGGTGTTTATAAAATAGTTTATACAAGTAGCGTTACAGGAAGAGTTTACACGCAAGAAACGGAAAACTATTATCTAGTAAATAAAATCATGGGAGTGGCTAACCCACCTCAAAGGATTCTAGCAGAAATGGTAGCTCTAGCAAAAGGAAAACACACCCAATATTTTAACAGAGTTATGCAAACTAAAAACGACAAAAAAAGCAATCAAAAATAGCCTTTACTAATTCACGCAAAAAATTGACACAATGAAAAATATAACTACAATTTCGATATTTCTAATCTGCTTTATATCTGCTTCACAGAGCTTTAGCAACGGATATAAAGCAGGGTATAGGCAAGGAGCTAATTACCTAAATACTAGTTCTTATGTACTGCCAATATTAACACCTTTAGCACCGTTACCAACGCTAGGAAGAACAACCTTTATAGATGGATATAATGATGGTTTTGTAAAAGCTAATAGGACGACAAGACCAGTAACAAGAACCGTATATTATAGCGAAGTAGAGTATAAGAGTGATAAAGCATTAAATGATGTTTTCGATTCTCTATTTTATATGTTTGAATCTGATTACAAAAGAGGTAATTATATGCAAGCTGCCATATATTTTGAAATACTTCAAAAAACCAACTTAGAAATAAGTGGAGAAATGAACGTAATGGCATCTACGTGTTACATGAGATTGTACCAATCGGAAGGAGCTTATGAAGAATTAAAAAAAAGAGCTTTGTATTATGCTAAAAAAGCAGTTAAACAAGAATCTTTTGCAGCAAAAACAATTCTTAAAAGAATTAAAAAAATGTAGTATAATTAGCCTAAATACTAATGAAAAGTATTACATTTGTTTCACTAATTAAAATAAAACACAATGAAAACCACCTTTTTAGAGTACATGATTCCATTATTATTTATTATAATAATGATTTTAATAATTTGTTTAGTTTATAAGAACTATCAAATTTTACAGCAAAAACTATTCTACAAGTTTTTTATTGAGCAATTATATAAAAGTACGGATAGTGGCGGTTATGACGAATCTTACAGTATGATATGTAATCACTTAAAGAGCCTTACTCAATCGATGAATACTACTGAATCAGATAGAAAGCATTATGTGTATTATAATGATATATGTGAGGATTCTATTTATTCAAGCGAGGAAGAACTTAAACAAATGTTATAATGTTAGTAAATGAATTAATAGAAGCTATTAAGCTCAACACAGTAGAGATCAAGGAGATTTTTGAAAAAGGAGGTTTTGTTGAAGTTACATTTAGAAACGCAAAAGGACATCTTTTAATTCGAGAATATGCAACTAAAAGATTTAAACTATTATTTTTAAAAGGACTTGATTACAGTTTTAGAGATCATAAATTTTACCACAACAATTTGCAAAATGAAAATAAACATTTTTGTCTATTTACTAGATGCAATGAAAAACAAAAACAAGCATGAATTTACACAACCATTTTATAGCCAGTGTTAATATTGGCTCAAACAAAGGAGTTATACTTACAAATGATTTAAAAGAGTTCTATAAGTTCGTGATGAAAAACCCTAGCTGTAAGACTAAAGAAATTTCATTAGACCTTAAACAAAAAAACATAGGCAAGAAAGAGCTTTTTAATATGTTCTACGGTCTAAGTGATTTAAAAGGATTGAGATACTTAGACGCAATTTCAACTAATAAAGATTTGCAAATGAAATACAGAAGCTTGTTTAAAATACGATCTAATGAATGGGATGCTTTTAAAAGAATTGAAGATAAAACACTTTAATTATGATAGCAAAAAAAGAAATACAGAGGTCAAAGGCTTTTAATGCACTTACAGAAACTCAAAAGAAACTGGCTCTGTCAAGAAATAATATTGTCTCCATAAGATCCAGTTATAAGATCATCGACGATAAAGGTTTCAGTAAGTGGGAATCAAGTAATCTAGCTAATTATCAAAATCAACAAATCCTAAAAGAACTTTGGGAAGAAAGACATAACATACACATGAGAAGAATAGAAAGAGGTATAAATGCTTTAGAAACTATTAGAGAAACATTTGAGACAAAGCTAAAAAATTTAGCTATTGACATGGAAAAATCGGTAAACTTTAAATTCTCTATTGAACATTCTAATGAAGATGGGTATATGATCGTTAACGAAGACACAGACACAACTAGTTCTATGAATACAGCGATAGAATACATAAGAGCTGGTGGTATTTACACTAAGTCACATCACGCTAACAATTTAATATAATAAATAAGGATAAAGACTGAACAAACAATAACAACCGAGAAAGCACGAACCTAGTATTAAGGGTAACTGTTGCTATATGAATAGTGCGACATTAAATGAACGAAACTTTGAATTAAACACAGAACTAATAATTAAATATTTTTAAAAATGAACTTAAAAGAAGTATTAAAAAAGAAAGCAGAATACCCAGTAAGGTTGATAGCAACGAGTAAAAACCAAGATTTTATTGATGTAAATGATGAATTAGGTATTGAAGCAGTAGACTTCTCTTGTGGAAATTTACGTTGCCATAATAAAATGCAAAATATAGTAGTAGAAGTTTACTATGATAAAGAAACTTGGAAACTAAATGGTGAATGGGTTTTTAAAAATATTTAATTATGGCATTAAAAGCGCTAAACTTTGATTACAGCACGAAACCAAGCATTATTTATATAGCGTGTTGTTGTGGCGAATCGAACGTTTTAATGCACTACAATGTTTAGTATATGGCAAGTAGCCTATCACAGAATTAAGTAAAAAGTAAATAAATTATAAACAAGCAAGTAGTTTCTAAAATGGCTAATAAGGCTATTTGCTATATACATTGTTAGCCACCGTTTTACTATGAAAGGCAATAAAGAATACAGATTTAATGACAATCCTAAAGAAAAAGAATTTCACGATAAATTTATTAAAATGTTCAATCATGATGGTTCTGCCAGAAAAAGCCTAAGTGCTATTGTGAATGGGTGGTCTAATGATAGACAAACGCAACCTAAAGAGTGGTTGTCCGAAAAAGAAGAAGATATTTGCGTAAACTTAATTCAATGGTTAGGTTCTCCTGTTGGACAAAGCTTCTTGGATGAGTGCGGTTTTTCAAATGGTGGCTAACGGTTTGAAGATGGCAAGTGCCAACAACACTCTAACTTAAATGAACTAAAAATTAGAAGTATGAAACAATTTACCCAAAGATTACGAAAAGCATTTGCTATATTTTTTGTTGGCAGTAGTACGGCTTTAAAGTACACAGACTACAAGAAAGAACAAGCCTTATGGATACAAAGACAAAACGAAAAAAGAACAGATAGAGGAACAAACACAGAGCAATTTTCTATTAAATGTTATTGGTCTTATCTTAATTTGATAGGGTATGAAAATACTGAACCTTATGAAAAAATGAAACAGTATTTGGATAACATAGGTACTTATCATTTGACTACTGGCGATGAATTTTACAATAGAGGTTATGATGAAAAAATTGCGGAGAACATAAATGAAATGATGGATAAGGTACTAATGTAGTATTACCGCCAACGGTAAAGCTATGCACCGTAAAGCGTAGCACAATGTTTAATATTAGCACAATACTATATTGCTTTATGGTGTATAGGTTGTGTTAGCAAATCGTTTAATTATGAATTTACAAGCAACAGAAGATATTAGAGTTTTTATTGATAAAGGTAGGTATGGTAGCACACCCATAGAAGCCACTGATGTGGGTAATATACCTAACAATAGAAGGGAGAATTTGAGTTGGAAAGGGTGTTATTATACCATAAAAAAAGGTGAAAATTTTACTTTCGATAGAAGCAATGATTGGGATAGATGTTACTTTAAATTAGGTAACGGAGCAGAGTTTTTAATAGGTTGCGGAAATCCTAAAAGCTTTATAGATAGCAACAACATAAATGTTTGCTAACGTCTAGTATAACACATCGTTTTAATGTTTTTTACATATTGTTAGCATTAGTACGGACTTAAAAAATAGAAACTATGACAAGTAAATGGACTGAAATAATAAAGAATAATAGAGGTTACTGGAAAATGTATTACAGTAGCAGTAAAAGTTGGGACTACCCTTATTTAGTAGAATACTTAGGTACTGAGTATTAATGCTAACGGTTTGGGTATGGAATTTAATTTAGGAGGATTTAAAACGCAAAAACTTAAAAGATGAAAGCAGACGTTATTAAAACACTAGAAAAAAGAGCAGAACACTTTGACTCAATACATCACAGTTATGAATCAAGAGAAATATGGAGTGCAATAGACGTGATAGAAAGACTGATGCCTTCTGAATTATTTTCTATACCCGTTGTTGTAAGGCAGAGCGAACAGTGTTGCGAACCGATAATCAAAGGCTTGTATTTAGGCACTTCTTGTCCAAAATGTAACAAGCCGTTTAGGCAAAACTTTAAATAGCAACATTGCAGTTAGTATAAGATTAGTGCGCTAACCACATACTTAAAAATTTAACACTAATTATCATAGCGCATTAATTTTATACATTGTTATGTGCTTTTAAAATTTTAATGATGGATGAACTAAAAAGTATTGTAATAAAGAAAATTGGTATTTATACAGACCTTTATGAAGTAGCTAAAATAATGAAACAGGAAGATAATGAACGATACTATGCTCAATGTGTAGGGAAGTTAAACGAGATGCTTAAAATTTTAATTGCATCATAACGTCTAGGCTAAGGTTAGTAGCCTTTAATACTAACCATCAAATTATAACAAGACCTATTGAGGCTATTAACTTTAGCTATTGTTAGGCACTTTTAATTATGTCACAAACAGCATCAGGAAGAATGAGAACAGAAAAATGGTACAACAAAAATGTATTTCCATTAATACCCTTAATAGAAATAAGGAAAGCAGACGAACACAATACAAGTAGTTTTAGTTTTAGATGGCTAATATTTACATTTTGGACTTTAGACGCATTTAGCTTTGAAGTTTCAATAGTTGCAACAGAGCATTGGGGGATTGGTTTTGTAGGTATATTGCCTTATTTAAGATGGGTAGTAGCTATACCTTGCCCTGAGTGGTTGGGGATGAAGCTAAGTAAGTTATTAGGACGCAAACCTTAATTGTGCCTAACGTTGAGTATATGGTTTTGTAAGCCATATCAGAAATTTACAAATTAAAAACAAATATTAATTGGCTTATAAACTATATACATTGTTGTGTGTAATACGGAATTTAAGCCACAAACTTTATTAAAATGGAAAAAGTTTTAAGAATAGACAAACCTAAAGCATTGCAAAAATTACTTTGTTTTTTTAATTTATATCATCCTTATAAGTATTGGGACGGTGGTAGAAAAGAAGATAATAGATATGCTCATTTTAGAAAGTGTACAAAATGTAATAAATTACAAATACAAACTTGGTATCAAGCAGGTTGTAATATGATAGAACGTCCTTGGAAAAAAGTAGATAGTAATGCTGTAAACGAACCTAAATAAAGTATTACACACAACGTTTAGTATAAGGTGCGTAGCGACCTAAACACCACAGACTTTGAATTAATTATAAATTATAAACTTTAAAAACAGAACAGATGAAAAATTTAAGAACGAAATTAAGCTATGCATTTTATACATTGTTATCTTTAGTTATCTATCGAATTAAAAGACTGTTTATTAAAAACAAAATAGAGGATATTCACTTTGATGTATTAAATGAGGATATTCACTTTGATGTATTAAATGAGGAAGAGTTTGATTATTAAAGATAACGGCTCGGCTATGAATTGAAGCCCTAAACACAAAGTTCGATTCACAACAATAACCTTGACAGGGCTTTTATTTATAGCCTGTGTTATAAACTGTACGGAAGTTATGCGAGAAAGATTGTTAAACCCTAAAAGATTGAATATAGAAATGGAAGCATTGCAAATCACAATTATAGATGGTGTTTCTTATAGAATATTTACTAAAAAATACACTTCTATTGATAATGGTAGTTGCCAATGTCATAAAGATTGTGATTGCAGTAGTAGAACAGGAAAAACAACAAATACAGAAATAACTTGGTATAGAAATATTAAATTTGATAGTACTGATAAATGCTTCTACTCTGAACCATATACACAAAAAGAGTATTGTTTATAACGTAAAATATATGATTAGTTTAAAAGGGGTTAAAAATGCAGAAATTAGTGGGTTTACCAACAGCGTTTTAGATAGTGAAATTGAAGGTGTCCAAAGCCTGTAAAACGTTCCTTCCGTGGGGGCTTAGGCTTGACCCGAAAGGAATAACGGATAGTTGGACTGCGCCCCTTTTATATTAATTATATATAGTGTTGTAAGTAGTTAAAGCAAATAAGAAATGAACATAGATTTAGAAAAAGCCTTAAACCACCCGATTTGGAAAAATCATAAGCGTAACGAAAGCGTTTATAAAATGGATGGTAAAAAAGACAGATGGATGTTGGTGTATTATCCAATATTTCAAGATGGTAAAACACAAGAATATTATGACGAACCAAGAGCGTTAGTACAGAACATTGATAAGGGTGGTTTTTGGAGTAAAGAAGTGCCTTTGAGGTATCTCGAACCTTAATTACTTACAACGTTTAGTATAAGAATAGTAGCCGAATAAATAAGCGAAAAGTTTAAGTTAAACAATTAATTAATAAGTGAGTAATAGCCACTAAAAAGACACTACAACAGGCTATTATTTTTATACAGTGTTGTAGTGCGTTTTTTTGCTATGAAAAAAATTGACGACCTAAGTTTCTCTGGAATTACTGACCTTATTCAAGGCGAGGAAATAAAAGGGGCTGATATATTAGTGAATATAGCTTTAGAGAAAGAAGAATTGGAAGCCGAAATTGAGCAAGTACAAAACAAACTTCATCAATTAAAAACTAGACGTGATATAGTAAATAATGGTGCAAACCACGTTCTTAAACATCTTGAAAAAAAAGCCCCTTTGGCGGTGCAAAGAACAAGCTTTATAGTAGTTGTTACTGATAAAAACATAAGTATCGAGCGAAACGTAATGTAAATGCACTACAACGGCTACGTGTAACCGTAGTTGCGTGAATTAATAACAAAACTTAATAAATAAGAACAGATGAAAATAACAGAGATTGAAAAATTAAACCAACTTGTATCAAGAAACGATATGACTGGAAATGAAAAGGTAGAATGGTTAACAGACTTCATAGATAAGTACGTAACCGAGCAATTACGGTTAAACGATGTTAGCAACCGAAGGGAACTGTTAATTGACCTTTTAACAAGCCTTGAAAAAGGTGGAGGAAATAGGTTTGTAAGTAAAGAATGGATTGCAGACAATTACTTACAGGGCAATTAATTGTTGCTAACGGATGGGTATAAGAGCCGTTATTTTCAATGGCTTTTATACAGTGTTACCTACTGGTGCGACTTTAAACACCTAAACTTAATTAATAGAACTGAACCTTTTTATTTTCTTTTTTGAGCGTTGGCAAATTAATTTGATAAAATTAAAACATTATGAATATAGATTTAAAAATGGGTGATGCCCTTGAAATATTAAAAACATTACCAAGCGAAAGTATTGATTGTGTAGTTACTGACCCTCCTTATAAAATAATAACAGGAGGTGATAGTAATGGCAAAAACAGTATTAGACCAAAAGGTATATTGAAAGGAAATAGAGAACTAATGAGGAGTGTTCCTAAATTTAGTGAATGGTTGCCAGAAATGTTTAGAATACTAAAAGATGGAACTCAAAACTATGTGATGGTAAACTCTTCTAATTTACTAAAAATGGCAAACGAGATAGAAAAAGCAGGATTTAAAATACAAAACTTTTTAGTTTGGCAAAAAAACAACTGCACACCTTCTCAATTTTATATGAAGAATTGCGAGTACACTATATTTTTTAGAAAAGGAAAATCTAAATACATAAATGACATTGGCGGAAGCAAAACAGTACATTCTTTTAATAATATAATTGGGAGTAAAGTACACCCAACAGAAAAACCAATAGAATTAATGGAATTTTATATAAACAACTCAACTAATGAAAACGAAGTAGTATTAGACCCTTTTATGGGTAGTGGTACAACAGGAGTTGCTTGTAAAAACCTAAATAGAAGATTTATTGGAATTGAAATGCAACAGGATTATTTTGATATTGCGAGTGAAAGGGTGGGGAAAAAAAAAGAAAAAGAGATTGAAGCACCAACTTTGTTTAATCAACTAAATTAAGCACTTGTAGCTAACGTACCGCAGATAAGATTAGTGCCGATAAATAATAACAATAATTAAATAAATAGACAATGACTAAAGAGCAAATAATTGATAAACATGCACAAAATTTAAAAAGTTGGGTAGGAACTTCATTAGCAAAAGAAGAATGTATAGGACTTATTAAAAATGCAGTAGACGAGGCATTAATTTTATCTGGTGTTAGCAAACGTTATGATGCTAATAAATATACACCACCTTTTAGAGTTGGCAGAAAACAAGGTAAAGCGGTACTCGATGGCAAAGGTATAGAGGTAGTGTTCTTTATACATAGCGAAGAACAGGCAAAAATGTACTGTGATTATTTGAATAATGTTTGCTAACTACTATATATCAACCATAACTAACAAATCAATATAAATCAATATGTTAAGCAAAACTAAACACACTTTTCTGCAGAATTTCATTTCAAAATTGAACTATTTTAACTACAGTAAAAATACTGTAAAAATATATAGTTATTACGTTGAAGAATTTTTAAGAGTCAATAAAAAGTCTCCTTCTAAGCTAGATAGTAATGATTTTAAATCTTATTTAGAAAATTATAATTTCAGCTCTATATCGCAACAAAATCAAATAATAAGCTCAATCAAGTTTCTTTACAAAAAAGTTCTGAATAAAAAATACGATAAAGTAGATTTTTCAAGACCTAGAAAAGAAAAAAAGCTACCCCAAATAATAGATAAAAAAATTCTTACAGAAAAAATATTATCTATAAAAAACATGAAACATAAAGCTATTTTATCCGCAGCATATAGTTGCGGATTAAGGGTTTCAGAAATAATAAATCTGAAAATAGAAAACATTGATTCAAATAGAGGATTGATTCATATAATTCAAGCTAAAGGCAAGAAAGATAGAGTTGTTCCTTTGTCTAATGGGCTACTAAAAACACTTAGGGATTACTTTAAAAAACATAGACCAAAAGAATATCTTTTTAACGGTCAGTCTTCTTTACAGTATTCAGCCACATCTTGTAATAAAATAATTAAAAAGTATATTAAAGAAGATGCTTATATGCATCAGCTTAGGCATAGTTGCTTCACTCACTTACTAGAGGGAGGTACTGATTTAAGGATAATCCAATCTATTGCGGGGCATCAAAGCTCTAAGACAACTGAAATTTACACCCACGTTTCAAAAAATCATTTAAGCAAAATTCAAATGCCTATTTAATGTATAAAATTAGAAATAATTTAGGTCACAGGTTTAAATCCTACAATATTCAAGAAATAGGAAATATAATCACATCTAATCCTAGTCTTAAATATGATTTCTTTATAAATTACAAGCCTATTACTCACAAAGAGTTCTTAGAAATATTTATAAAAGAAACACAAGATAATAGCACTTATATGAATCTAATTAAAATATTAAAGGCTCACAATTCAATAATCGATTTTTATGAAAAACAAGATAAATGAAATTAATTTTCAAGATGAATATTACAGAAAGCTTGAAGTAGCAAGAAACAAGTCCAGAAAGACAAACACGAGAGTAAAAATTCAAAGAGAGTCTAGTTTGTCGTTTATTTTTGAAGTGGCTAAGAAACGATTTAAAGACGAAAATATAAGCCTTGATGAAATCATAGAGAATACAAAGGTAAATAGGGATCTACTAGAAATTATATTTTCTGAATCAATAGTTGATGATATTTCTAGAATTATACAGTTTGCAAATCTAAAAATCACTTTAAATAATAATTGGGAGTTAAAAACCCATAAAATATTTGAAGACGAAAAATCTATTAAGATCAATAGACTTATAGAACCTAAGTGTCATATCTACTACGATAAAGATTCTGAACAGTTTTACAACTTTCACATACCCTACAAGCAAAAGTCAAAAATAAAAGACAAACATCACAAAGCTATTCTCGTAAAAGATATGTGCTTATTCCTAGAAAAACATCTTAACGATAAGTAAACCGCACACAAATAACTTAAATTATATCAACTTTTATTAGTGTAATTACTAATTTTAACAGTAAAAAATTTGTGGGATAAAAAGATACAATGTATATTTGACCTAACACTTTAAAAAAAAGATATGAAAACATCAGCAACAAAAAAACACGTTAGTCTTAGGCTTGATGTGGTTCTAATAGAAGAGCTTAAATCAATGGCTAATAAAGAAAACAGATCGTTCAACAATCTTGTTGAGACTAAGTTAAACAACATAATAAGAAAGTCATGACTAAATGGACACCTTACATTGATATAACACTTCCTAAATATCCAATCATTAATATTTGGATTCAAGATCTTATTGTAACCGCAATATCTTATGAAAGTAACTTACTTTTATTTCACTCAATGCTTAATGAAGCAGATAACACGGATAATGAGGTAAGAAAAAATGCTTTCAAAGAAGCATCCGTGTTGCTTTACACAAAGATTACAGGGGAATTATTAATTGATAATGGATTTAATATTAACAACATATAAAATGAGTGATCTAATAAATAGAGTCAAAGCTTGTAGGCTAGAATTAAAAAATATAGGAGCTAAAAATGATAGCGACAAAATAGGTTTTATAGATAAATTCAGAAATGAATATACAACAGATCAAATTAATGATCTTTGGGAAGGTGTCATAGAGAGTAAAAAGTTTACTCAACAATTAGAATCATTTGTAACTTATAAAAAACTAAAGTAAATATGAAAAATTTAGCAGAAGCTATTGTAGCGGTAATGTCAGAAGTTAAGGGCATGGAGAAAAACAGTAAAGTAGGAAAGGGTAATTCAGCATATAATGGCACTAAGGACTCGGATGTAAAAGAGATTTTTAACGATGCTTTAGTTAGAAACGGTCTTTGTATTCTACCAATCGGGATTGAAGAGTCTACTCAAATTGATAGATGGGATCAAGAAGAAGTTTGGAACGGTGTAACTAGTATTAAGCAAAAGCAATCAGTATTTACTAAGGTGACAACTAAGTATTTATTACTTCACACTTCTGGCGAGAGTCAAGTTTTAGCAGGATATGGACATGGAGTAGACCCACAAGATAAAGGAGCTGGAAAAGCAACCACTTACGCTTTAAAGAACTGTTTGCTATATGCTTTCTTAACGCCTGTAGGGAAAATAGACGACACAGAGGCTACACACTCAAACGACCACCAGCTACCAAAACAAGCACCAACACTAGTAGCTAATAAGCCAAAGCTTCCAGATACTACGTTTCAAAACAATGTTATAGTATCTAAAGATATTAAAGCATTAGAGTCTTCTATATCTTATTATGATCTAACAGAAGATCAAAGAAATCAAATAACTATTAGAATTGATAATTTAAAAAAAGGAGTTGAGTAATACTGACTTCAAAGAAATGGTAGAGTTTTTTAAGACTCATGAATTAGATTCAGAACCATTTAATCTAAACGAAGCAACAGTTGTAGTTAACAAGAAAAAGTTTGTTGATTCTCATTTAGAAATACTTTTAGCTAATAGCGGTAAAAAAACATTCACGCCTTTTTATTTAAGGCTTAAATCACTATACGATCATGAAAGGAAGTAAAGAGTTACACCATGACCAAAGAGAGTTTGAAAGCTCACAAATAAATGATAACGAAGTTTATTTGGATTGGGTTCAAGAGCAAGAAAGACCAACATTTAGAAAAGATTAATTATGCCAGAAACAAGAGACTTAGACGATCAAGAATATTTTGATGAAGTTGAACACGATAATACTTGTAGCTATTGTGGTACACCAACGGCAGAAGATTTTTGCTCTACTTCATGTGCCAAGGCAGATTTAAAAGAAAATTGCAGAGACTAAAATTTAAAACTAAAAACTATGAATTTATTACAACAATTACAAGACACAGTACAAAAAGTAGATGACGGTATGTTATCTGAACTTGATGCCCTTATCGATTTACGTGAACTTAAAACTACAGCAGACCTTATTCTAGGAGCTGTTAAACAGTTTGAGACAGAAAACGCAGAAGATATAGCTAATCAAGCAAACGAACACCCTAACGGCTACAGAGGTTTCAAGGTTACTTTGGTTTCTGGTAGAAAAACTTACGATTATAGCGGTGTTCCAGAAGTTATGAGTGCTAAAGATTACGTGAAAGACATGGAAACAAAATATAAACGAATGCACGACAGTTTTATTTCTGGAAACACAAATAGTAATGTAACAACAGACGGTGAAATATTACCTATGCCAATAATAAAATTTGGTAAAGGTTATCTTAAAGTAAGTGCTTCTAAAGATTAAGATATGCTACTAGAGAAAAACAACATCAAGTCCTTTAACGAGGACTTGATTATAAACTTTGATCCAATAGATCATAGATACGTTTATAAAGATAGAATACTAAGCGGTGCTACTACGTTCTCAAAACGATATATAGAAGAATTTGATTCAGAAGAGGTTGCAGATAGGTGTGAGGTAAATTGGCAAATACCAAAAGAAACTATTGAAAAAGCTTGGGAATTAAGCGGAAACATTGCTAGAGGTTTTGGAACTGCTATTCATGAAGCAATTGAATACGAACTACTTTATAGACGTAACTTAAAAAAGAATGGAGAAAGGTGTTTTAATATAAAGCACCCAATTATTAAAGCCATAGTAAAAGACTTTTTTATTTACGCAAAAAATCTAGGCTTAAGAGGTCAATCCTTTCCAGAATCTTTAGTTTCTGATGTAGAAAATGATGTTTGTGCCTTAGTTGATAATTTAATTGTCACAGATCAAGATAGAAAAGAATGTATTTTGGTTGATTATAAGGTAAATGTAAATTTTGATGATCATGGTACTACAAATTTCAAAAACTTGCCACAAGAAATAACCCTTGCCACTAGTAAACTATCTAAGTTGGCTCTACAACTACGCATTCAAGAACAGATGCTAGAAAAATCTGGATGGACTGTAACTAGAAAAATAAGTATTGTTTTAGAAGAAGAATGGAAACACTACGAGGTTCAAGACTTAAAAGGTTTTGATATGTTAAACGGAAATTATAAAAACAAATAAAATGTCAAAGATCAAAACAATTAGAGTCGAAAATTTTAAAGCGATTTCTCAAAAAGAAGTTATCCTAGATGGTCAATCAATAATGATGGTTGCTGCAAATAATCAAGGTAAGTCAAGTATTTTAAAAGGCTTAATAGATAGATTTCAATCTGTTAAACCTCCTGTTATTGTAAAAGAAGGAGAAAGCAAAGGCTTTAATGAAATGGAACTTACTGACGGATCTGTTATTAAGTGGAGCTTTACGGAAAAAACAGAGTCTTTTACCTTTACAACAAAAGAAGGTATCAAAATGACCACAGGTGTACTAAAGGCTATCGGAGAAAGATACTTTGGTAAAAAATTTAGCATAGATGACTTCATAGCCAGCTCGTCCACTAAACAGACCGAAAAAGTTTTAGAGATTCTAGGTGTAGACACATCTAGACTAGATGCTGATTATAAAGAGCAATACGACTTAAGAGCAGATGCCAATAGAGAGTTGAAAAGATTAAGAGCTTTCGATTACACCAAGCCAATCGAAAGATCCAAACCCGACTTAGATGGTGTTAAAGAAAAGAAAGAAGCTTTAATCAAGTCTAATAAGGATTTACAAGACAAATGGACTAAAGAAAATGAAGAGCATCAAAAAGAAACATTAGAGTTTAACGATGTTCAAGAAAAACTTAGAAAATCAATTCAGTTTATAAGCAAATCTATTTCGAATCTAAAAGAATATGAAGGAAGTGTTGTAGGTTCTTTTATAGATTTTAAAGGGATGGAGGACTTACTTAAAGAAGTGCCAGAGCCTAAACCTACTAAGCAATTAACCAGTTTAGATCAACCAGCTTACAATAGTCTTCAAGAAATAGATCAAGAAATAGAAGATGTTTATAAAAAACTAGAAAAATATAACGTCTACTCTAGTGACGTTAAAACATTTAATGATTGGAGAAAAGAAGGTTTACAAGCTAAAGCTAATACTCAATTACATGAGGATAATCTTAAATCAATACTAGAGCAAAAAGCTAATCTAGTTGCCAATGCTAATATGCCAAAGGAGTTTACTATTTCAGAAGATAACAACTTGCTATATAATGGCTTTCCATTATCTACTAGCCAAATATCTACAAGCTCTAAATACATAGCAGCATTAAAGTTAGGAGCTTTAGTTATTGGGGATATAAAAGCTTTGCATTTTGATTGTAGCTTCTTAGATAAAAACTCTTTAAATGAAGTTTTGTCTTGGTCTACTGAAAATGGCTATCAACTACTTGTAGAAAAGCCAGATTGGGAAGGTGGTGATATTACTTACGAAATCATAAATGAATAAAAAACAAGAGTGTGATAATCCACATTGCGATAACGGAATAGTGGATTATTGCCCTTATCACAAAACACCTATCTATTGTCAAGTATGTGATGGATATGAAAAAAACAATTGATCATGACAGAACTAGAAAAACAAATAATAACATACCTTCCTTTTAAAATAAAGGTAAAAATATTAAACCACAAGTCTGATTATGTAGGTATTGAATACTCTACACTTAATGGTTTTTATTTTTTAAATGGTAAGGTACATTTTACATATGAAGGTGGTAGCACAGGTAAATCTACTACTGAAATTAAACTAATATTAAACCCTCTATCTGATTTTTACGAAGATGTAGATGGGGTTAGCTTTTCAGATATGATTAGTGCTGGTTATCATAGTGAATTTTGGTATGCTGAAAACTTTGATATAAGATACCTACTGCATCACGATTACATAAAATTATTATCTAAACACGCAGACTTATTCGGCTTAATTGAAAAAGGTTTAGCAACAGATATAAAACAAACATTATGAAACTAGAATTAAAACACTTAGCGCCTTATTTACCATACGATGTAAATATTAAGATCATAAATACAAACAGGAATTATAAAGTAAATACTATAAAAAAATTAAGTAATCAATTATTTTCAGATTATTTTTTAAAGTCAGCAACTATATTTAAACCAATACTAAGACCTTTATCTGATTTGATAAATTCCAATGTAAAAGATGAACATGGTGAGCCTATTGATTATGAATATAAATCATTATCATTAATTCAGCTAAACGCATATTATAAAATTGAACTTTTATTTAAAAACCACTTCGACGTCTTCGGATTAATAGAAAAAGGACTAGCAATAGATGTAAATACTTTGGAGTCGTGAATACTGAAATAGAAAGCTTTTTACAAAAAGAGCAAGAGCTAGATGTTTTGTTCCCTAATAGAAATACACAAATACACAAATCATGTTGTAATAAATGCCCTAGTAGTAAAGGGCATGATCCGATGACAAGAGATATAAAAAAAGAAAACTCTAAAGATAAAATTGTAAAAGAGTATTTATTTGTGTGCGCTTGGAGAAGATCAAAACTATGCAAAGGTATATGTGATCTATTTGAAATTAATCAAAAATTTATAGATGAAAGCACCAAATAAAATTGAGTTAACTACATGGCTTAAAAACGGTAAGTTTACTACTAACTTAGATGTTATCAAAGGCTTTTGTAGCGCATGGGATGATTGTTTAATACACATAACATTTCATAAAAAAAGGAATGAAAAAAGCAATAAGCAGTTAGGGTATTACTTTCCAGTTATAATTCCAATCATGCAGAATTGCATAAAAAATGAATGGGGAGAGATATGGAGTAAATCAGAAACTCATGAATTTCTTTTATCTAACTTTAATTACGAAGAGTTAGTAAATGAAGCTACAGGCGAGATTCTTAGAAAAGTAAGAAGGTCTAGTGCAAACAACACTAAGCAACAAGAAACTTACCACACAAGATGCAGAGAGTTCATCTTGGAATACTTCAACGTAGAAGTTCCTTTACCAAAAAAACAAGTTAAAATAGGTTTTGAATAATGACAATAAATCAATACATACTTCAATGCGAACAACATCTAAATAAATTAGAGCAATTAGAACATTATGAAAGGTGTCAAGACATGTACGACTTGATCAATGCTTTAAAATCAAAAGACAAAAAACGGTATATTGATTTGTCCTTTGATATAGATGGTCTAGTTTCATGTGGTTTTTTAAAACCAAAATCAACATATGAAGAAATTGAAAAAAGAATAATTGTATTTTTTCATTTAAAATCTATTTTTGATTACTCTATAATTAATGGGGGAATAAATTGTTCTTTTTACAAAAACTTAAATAATGGCTAAACAACTAGAATTTCACATAACCAATTCTTTAAGCGATAATAGAACGTTCTACATAATCAGATCCGACAATAAAGAGATAACCTTACAGAAAACCAATAAAGGCATTGTAGGGGTTTCTCAATTAACGGAAAATGAAGAGTTTTATCTAAGAAAGTGGATAAGACAACACAGAGCTAATATTAGAGAGTCTTTTGAAAGAATAGGAACAGAAATAAAAACATATTAATAAATAAAAACAAAAATTATGTCTAAAAAAGCTGAAACAATAAAAAAAGAAGTAATACTTATTACAACTAAACAAACGGTAAGTTTCTTAAAATACGAAAGATTTGATACTACTAAAGAACCTGATATTAGTGTTAATATAGAATACTTTGATGAATGCAGATTTTTTAAAGGAACTCACAGTATAAAAAAAGAAACGTGGACTTATTACTGTAAAAATGATAACTACTACTGCGCTTTTAATTACTGTTTAATTATAGATGTTAGTCAAAAACAAAAAGCTTTAGAGGACTTCTTTAAAGTAATAAGAACAAAGTATGAATCTGATATTTCTACACATAAAGAAAGTATAAAAAAACTCCAAAAGGGAATTGATAAATTTAATAAAATAGAGAATGAAACTAATATTTAAAATAACATTTTACAACGGAACAAATAAAAAAAATGAATAAAAAAGATTTAGAGCAAGCTTCTGGTGCAATAATATCATCCTTTGTAGCTTTACACTACCTAGAAGAAGTAAGCCACACAAGCATATTTAAAAAGGACTTGAAGTACAAGGTCAAGAGTGCAATAGAAGCTCTTAAAAAAGTAGAAAAAGAATACTACGATAAGATAGAAAACATAGATGATAATGATGTTAGCAATAAACTATCTCATAACTCTATATCTTTTATTGAAGCTTGTATTCATAAAAAATTGTTTAATGACTTTACCGTTATTCAAGAAATTATTATGGCTTACGATATAGATCCTAAAAGCATTAAAGGTATTAGCGATAAAATTCACAATAAAAACAACTCTAATAATAAATAATTACGTTACATTTGCTTATAAGTTATTAAGGTTCGATTCGGGAAACGATTAATAGCATTGAAACACATTAAAAAATTCCTTTAAATATGATGCTCCCGAAAGCTGATTATTTAAGGGTTTTTTTATGTAAAATTATGACACTAAAAGAGTATCTAGAAACAGAAGGGATTAACGCAACACCAGACCAAAGAAGTAAAATAGGATGCTTTATTTCACAAAATGCACAATATAAAGTAAAGGTAATTGAAGATAGGTGGGAAGTAAATGATTATCAAGAATCATTCTTACGTGAAGAATACGTTATAGATGCTATCATTAAAATTCTAAACTCACAATAATGGCTTTGAATAAAAAATCGTTCACAGCCTACTGCGATTGGTAAAACATACTTGATCAAATGACTCATAGTAAATTGATCCAGCCTAAAAAATAAATTAATAATAATTAACTTTCGTATGCCTTTATTGCATACGTTTATATATATTTGAATAATGAAAAAAACTAAGAGAGTAATTTTCAAGATGTCTGAATCTTTAAAAGATGATTTAGATATTGCTTCTGAAAAATTAGAACTATCTATTTCTGCATATATCAGATTAGCCGTACAAGAGAAAATTGATAAAAAATGAAACAGAAAGTTAATTATATAAATCAGCATAAAAATGCAAACATAGAAATGGGGAAATTAAAATTAAACCCTACACATATAAGTTTATATAATGCACTTTTTTTATTATGGAATAATGCTGGGTTTCCTTTAGAGCTTTCAATCAACAGAAACGATGTAATGCTGTTATCTAAAATAGGATCAAACAACACCTATCTAAAGTGTTTGAAGGAGTTAGATAAAAACGGTATGATAAAGTATATACCTAGTTACAACCCACTAATAGGGAGTGTTGTTAACCTGTGCATATTTGATACAGGTAGTGACAATGTGATGACAGAGTTCTACACAAGTACTGATACAGGTAGTGGTATAGGTAGTGGTATAGGTATCGAGTCAGGTTCTGCGATCATATATAAACTAATAAACAATCAAACTAGTAAACTAATAAACAATCAAACTAATAAACTCTTATTCAAACTTTATAAAAAATTAGAAATAATTTTTAATGAGCAAGATTTATCAAAATCTAAAATTGATGCTGTAGAAGTTGATAATGAAGTAGAGGAAAATGTTTATCCAACCTTTAAAAATTTTTGGGAAACCTATGACAAAAAAGTAGGTAAAGAAAAAGCACAGAAGAAATGGAATACATTAAAGCAAAGTGATAAAGAAAATATAATGACTTACGTTTTAGATTATATAAAAAGTCAACCCGACAAGCAATTTAGAAAAGACCCACAAACATTTTTTAATAACAAATCTTGGGAAGATGAAATAATAGTTAGATCAGATAAAAATAGTACCACTAAAAAAGTTTTAGGAAACCGACCACCAAGACAAACACAATGATGGAAATAAATAAAATAGGCTTTAATAAATACAATGCTTTAAAAAAGTATGATCTATTAAACCTTAGCGAAAACCAGCTTGACATGTTCTCTAAGGAATTTCCTAACGAAACGGTTGGTAGTGCATTAAAATCTATAGAAGAGTTTGATGAAACAAGGGCATTGAGTCCAGAAGCAGAATCTAAACGCATAGAGTATCTGAAATCAGTAAGAGAACCGAAAGAGGAACTTAAGGAGATAATACCTACTTCAAGTCAAATATGGAAATACTTTTTAAAGGTTTACAAAGAACAGAACGGTTGCGATTTTAATTATAGCAATCAAGACACAGTTAAAAACATTGAACCTTTGCTTTATTATCTATCCGATAATTTTGAAAAATTTAAACTATGCGATAACCTAACGGAATTATCACAACCAAGTTTAGAAAAAGGTATGTTGATTATTGGTGGGTACGGTAATGGCAAGAGTTCTATTATGAGAGCATTGGATAAATGCTTGATAGGTACTACAAACACTTTTAAATTGTTTTCAGCAAATGATGTAGTCCATGAGTTTGAATCTACTAAAAATGATGAAAAAGAAGAATTTGACACTAAATACCTAAGAGGTAAAAGGTGTTTTGATGATGTACTTACAGAAAAGGTAGCAAGTAATTATGGTAAGGTCGATGTGTTTAAAGATATTATTGAAAGAAGATATGACAAGAAATTAATCACTCATATAAACTGCAATTTTATAGATGGTGAAGTTGGTAATCTAGATTCTGGATTAGCACAATTTGAAAATAGATACGGTGGTAGAGTTTATGATCGTTTATTTTCTATGTTCAACATAATTCAATTTAAAGGAAACTCCTTTAGAAAATAAAAATATGGAATTTGAAAGAATCGAAGATAATAAATATAGATGCACAACTTGTGAAGCTATATTACCTTCTGGAATATTCGGAATAAGTAATCATTGGGCTAATTGCTCAGGTAAACAAAAAATGAAACAAATTATTAAAACTAGACTATGAGATACGAAGACCTAATTACAGTACAGAATGAGATCAATAGATTTCAAGAGAGATTAAGTGAAATGAGAAAAAGAGCAAACAAAGACGAATATGCTTTTCAAGGATGCAAAGAAAGCGGAACATTAAAAAGATCAGCAATGGATTTAAAAAACGAACTAATAAAACTCACTAAATAACCATAAGCAATGAACCATAGCAGCGAAGATGAATACAACGCTTACAATCAAGCACAAGGAGAAGCAGAAGCTCAATATAATGAAGAAATGGACAGGCAAAGGCACTCAAGTCAATATCAAAATTTTTTTAACTTCATGAGTCAAGAACATAGTTTAACATTGACTTGCGAAGAAATGGACGAAATTATATTTGAGTCTCAACGATTTGTTAATGAATATAAGAAAACAACTAAAGAACCATAAGCCATGAGTGAAAAATCATATAAAGCTTTTAAGAATCAAATTGAAAGCGGTAAAAAAGAAACAGATGCTATTAGAATCTATAAGTTTATAGATGTAAACAATAAATATTTAACTTCCCCTAACAAAGATTCTATATGTGATGTTCTTAAAATGAAGCATCAAACAGTTACAGCAAGGCTATCTGAACTCATGGATATAGGAGTTGTAGAAATAGATGGTAAGGCGTCAGAAGAGCATAAAGACCTTAGTTTCTTTAAAGTTCAAACAAATCCACAAAAAATTGTTTCTAACCAAGGAAACAGATCTGAAACAAAATTCATCAAATGGGTGTCTAAAGGAAAGAGTTTTAACATAAGTAAATCATATATGCTCAACCTAATCCGAGACAACTATTAAAAAACAATATTATGGTAAATTACACACCTATTCAATTAGACTTGTTAGAAGCAGTAAGTCTTTTATTTAACAATGATTTTATAGAATTCAATGAATTTAAAAGACTAAGAGAAAATATAAAAAAAAATACTAAAAACTAAAACCATGAAAATAGAAGTAACAGAAGAAACGATTAAGAGCTACCACAAAGACGCTTGTGAATCATTAAAGACTAGGATAGAGAAAGACTTTCCCGCTTTGTTTAAGCCAACGCTAGAGGTTGGTAAGTGGTATAAGAGTATGGAACACAATAAGTTTTTAATGTGTTTTAAAAAAGACGCTAATTTTAGTAACTACGGGTTTGATGCAGAGGGTGATTGGAGTAACCTGTTAGGCATAGGATATAGAGATTCTTTAATACCAGCAACCGACGAAGAAGTATCGACAGCTCTTATAGCAGAAGCGAAGAGACGAGGGTATAAGAGTGGTAACCATGAGTGTTTGAGTAATTTTAATTCTTATAAAAAAGTTATAGATAACTTCTTTGTTTTAGGAGGTAGTCTTTGGATGGGAAACATAGGTAAATGGAATCTTATATTTAGGGATGGCGTATGGGATGAGATAATAAAATCAGAGCCAGTTTATGAATGGCAGTATGTTTGTTATGATAGTAGATTTAGAAGATACACTGTATCACATTGGTTTTATAAAAGCAAAAAAGAATTTTTAAAAACAATGCCTAATCTAAAGCCTTTACACAAAGTAAAAGAGTCCAAGAGAATCAGAGAATCAGAGAATAAATATGAACTTAGGTAAAGCAATTAAAAAACTTAGGAAAGAAAAAGGTTACAACCTTAACGAAATGGCTAAACAAGTTAATTGCTCACCATCTTATCTTTCTCAACTAGAAAACAACAGAGTTAATTTTATTAAGTCTAAGTATGTAGATAGCTTTTGTGAAGTAATTGGTATTCCAATAGCTTTAATATACTTAATGGCGTTAGAAGTTAATGACGCACCTGTAGAGAATAGATTAGAAGCTAAAGTTATACTTGAAGAACTTAATCAAACTTATTTAGATATTTTCATTAAAAAATAAAGCCATGAAACCAAAATGTGAACACATAGAAAAAATACAAAAGTCCTTTAAGTGGATGCTTACAGAGGATAAAAAGTCAAGGCTTATGCCACATTTAGAAATAAGCTATAAAGATAATCTAAGGGTTCAATTTTGTCCTGTATGTGGTGTAGATTGTAGAGATATTAAACTTGAAATTAAAGAACTATGAGCCAAATAAAACTACTTTGTATTGACGATACAAATAAGCCAGAGGACATTCCTTTTACACATTGGGTAGAAGAAGATAAGCTATATACTTTAAAAGATGTTGCTAGACTAACAATGCAAGGAAACACATTAGGAGTGCAAATAGAGGAAATAAACTTAATAAGTCTATGCTTGCAGTATGAATATTTCAGCCTTACTAGATTTGCAATTAAGCAAGAAGACCTAGAAGGGTTTAAAGACATAATTGAAGCTTCTGGACAAAAAGATTCAATCACAACAGAAGACCTCAACAAACTGTTTAATATTTAAAAGACAAAATAATGAAACGTATATTAAAACTAGGTGTATTAGGATTAAGGCAAGAACTTTTGATATAAGGTAAAGATTACCACCTTTGGCGTGATGGTAAATATCTCGGGATAGCAACATATACTGATGATGAAAACATTGGAGATTCGTTTTTAAAAACCAAAATCAATGACACTAACGAAGAATGTTTTGAAGTACATATTCCCGACGAGTGGGAGTTTACTTAATAACGGATATGGTATGGTGTCGTTGCGACCTTATAGCACGAACTTAATTAATTACACAAAAACTTTGAATTATGAATACAGATAGTAAAAAAACCGAAACCGAGCAATGCACTATACCAAGTGTTAGCACACGTTTATCACTTGATAATTTTGTGATAAACCCAGTAGACAAGGATAATGACTTTGAGATTGAGATAGAGGGAGATTTTCAAGGAGATGCACATACTTACTTAAATAAAGAGCAAGCCTTAAAATTAGCGAAATATATATTAGATAGTTTTAATGTGTGCTAACGGCTGTATATAGGCAATAAGAACTACTTAAAGTAATCAGATATTACACTTGTAACTATGCTTTGATCTGAAATAGGTATTTTACGATTCTCATTAATCCATTTATCTTTATTGCCAAAACCTTTTGAATAATCATTTACCAGACCTATACCCCTTTCTGACAATCGGTATAGGTCTTTTTGTTTAATAGAATAATCCTTGTCAGCAAAACCTTTATCTATTAGGTTTCCTAACAAATACCAACCACCATTAAAATCAATTTTCCTACCAAAAACTACAATTTCATACAAATACAAAATTACAAGTATGTCTTCATAAGACAATGAATACTTGCTACTTAAGTCTTCTAGAACAAATATTGTAAAACTAAAATCATTGCTAGAAAAACTAGTCATTAACTCTTTAGCCTTTATTAGTTCAATATTCTTATTTACAGAAAAGTCAACTTCTACAATACGATTTTTATTAAAAGGAACTATTTTTTTCATACCCCAAATTTAACGATTACCGAGATAACACATGGTTTTTATTTCATCACTCTATATTTGTCCTAATCAATAACAACACAATGGACGGACAAGAACAAGTATTACCAAATAGACAAATGGGTCAACCTATGTCTCTTGGTGATCAAAAACAAGAGCCTGCTGAAACAAAACCAGTAGAAAAAAAAGAACCATCACAAGTAAAGGTTGATGACATTAAAAAAACAGAAGAGCCTAAAAATCCTGATACATCTAAGGAAACTAAAGATGAAGAAGGTAAGGTTATTCCTAAAGTTGATGACAAAAAACCTAGTGAAGATAGAGAAGAAGAGGAAGGTTATAAGCCTGTAGAACTTACGTTTAACCAAGAAAAACCTAAAGAAAAAGCAAGTCCAGAAAATACATCTAAGGAAACTGAAAATGTGATTACTGACGAAGCAGTTAGGGAGTATCTTAAAACAAAAGGACTAGACGTAGATAACCTAGATCAACTTTCTCGAAAAGAAACTTTGTCCGAACCTGTACAAAAATTCAAAGAGTTTGAAGAACAAACAGGAAGAGGTATGGAAGACTTCCTTAACTCACAGAAAGATTGGAGTAAGGAAAGTAAAGAAGATACTTTACGTGAGTTTTTAAAATACGAATATCCAAATTCTACAGATGAAGATTTAGATACTCGTGTCGAACTTTTAACACTTACAGAGGAAGACGAAGACGAAATGAGTCCAAAGGATCTCAAAGGCAAGAAGCTTGAAATAAACCAAGTTTATAACAAAGCTTTAGACTTCATGCAAAAGAAATCAAAGGAATTTGCTACTCCTAAGAAAGCTGATGCAAAACCAATGACAGAAGAGGATGCAGCAAAAGCTCACAGACCTTATTGGGAGAAAAGAGATAAGTCACTTGCATCACTCAACGAAATTAAAATGAAATTGGGTGACAATGAGATTAGTTTAACCATTTCAAAAGAACACAAGGCTATGCTTGCCACACAAACGCAAACAGTAGATTCCCTTTTCCAATCTTACGTGCAAGAAGCAAAAGAAGGAGAAGTAGGTGTTAATACTGATTCGCTATTACTAGATCAAGCATGGGCTAATCCAGCAATAAGAAACACATTATTAGCTGATTTTTCTAAACAATTACAAAGTCTTACAATCGATGAATTTTCAAAGAAGAATAGGAATGTAAACTTAGGAAAACAACAAAAAGTTTTACCTAATCAAAATAGTAAAGCAGGAGTAACTATAAGCAGTACATCTGGCAGCTCTAAAAACATGGGTAAAGCGTTAATTTAAAATTTAAAAACTAGAAATTATGGCAGTTAATGCTCCAACGAATCCTTTTAATAATACCGCACCCGTATTATTGGATCAAAAAAATTACCGCACGCCTGTTGAAATGGCAGCGTTGCAAAACGAAAGGGGAGGTCTTCCAAAAGAAGCTCTTGACTTAGTTAGAACAGACTGTTTAGGCATGTTAAAAGATAACCTAATTATCTTTTTTGAATTGTTCCAAATGGACTTAATGTTCACAACCGATTATATTACTTTCGTAGAACACGAAACTTTTAACTTTGTAATTGACGATGACGGTGCTGTAGCACGTGCTGCAAACGTGTTTACAATTGACCCTACAGCTATACAAGGTTATGTAGCTGGTGAAGATTATTTCTTTTTCAGACTTAACGACACGATAGCGGTTTATGATAACACTGGTAAAAGAGAGTTAGGTGTTATTACTGCCATTGATAAGTCAGCCAATACATTTACAGCGCTTTCTCGTTTAGACGGTGGATGGACTACTGCTCTTACAAATATCACAGTTGATGTAAATGGTGGTGATTGGGATAAAGGAACTTGTGGTCCAGAAGGGTTACTTGAAAGAAGAAAGGTAAAATCTATAAATCTTAAATTCCAAAAGATCAAAGATGCTATCGGAGCAAGTGGTTCTATTAATCAATACCAATATTGTTTTGGTGATGATGAAGAAATCTTTTGGTATGACGATAATCAATTAAAACTTGATAAACGTCTTTATTCTAAAATAGCTAAAACACTTCTTATTGAAGAAGAGTCTGCTACTGGATCTGACGCTTATGCTGCTGGTAAATATGGAACTAAAGGGTTGTTCGATAAAGCAACAAGTGAAGGTTTAGAGCATGTTGGTTACATTGAAACAATGGCTGATTTAGAAGCGGTAACTGACTATTACGATAGTTTAGGAATGCCTAACATGGAGTTAACAGTTCATTGCTTTAACAATACCCAATACAGAAAGATGGAAGCTATAGCAGCATTGCTTGGTGGAACTCTTAATATTGATATGGGTCACGATGTTAATAACAACAATGACAACATGGCTATGTATGGTTTCAGAGGAATCCAAAAAGACGGTCACACGTTTTACTTTACCAAGGTTAGGTTAACCGAAGGTAACGGAGCTTTCTCTAAGAATCGTATTTCTGCAACTATGCCTTATGCAATGATAATCCCAATGGGAACTATCGAAACTGTAGTTAACGGAGAGACTAGACAAGTACCTTATGTGTTCACAGCATACAAAGAACTTGCTCTTAAAAAAGGTAAGATTAGAACCTTTATTACAGGAGGTCTTGCTGCCGTACCTACTGATGATTGTGAAAACATTAAAATCACAAAATCTGTAGACGTTTGTATCGGAGTTCCTTGTCCAGAACTTATTTGTATCGTAAACCCAGAGTAATTTAAAGGTTTAATAAAAACAAACAAAACCCTGTAACTTAATTGTTACGGGGTTTTTTATTCATTATCATTGATTACCTAAAAGCAATATGTCAATAATAGTTTAGTTCTATATTGCACGTATAAGAAGTCCATTCTTTATTGTTGATTAAAATCTTAAATCCTTGCTTTTCAATAAGTAGGGATTTTTGTATTATATTTGCTTTCAATACTATTAATCAATAACAACACATAATGGACGGAACAAATAGAAAAACATACGTTACTCTTAAAAAATCAAGAGCATGTAACTTACCTCAAAACGTTACGGTTACAACCGAAACGACTAAACAAGGTGTCAAGGGTGTAATCAAAAAAAGAAGAATCATTAGGTACGTAGAGACCCTAGATTCTATTTTTGTTGATGAACAAGACAAAGTAGATCCAAACGCAAAGCAAACCAACAAAGCTTTTATTAAAGGTATTTTGAGAGTTGACGAAGAAGACCATGTGTTAATTAAATACATAGAAACTTTACCTCACAACATTGCTAACGGAGGTAAAATGTTTAAAGAATATATTATTGACGAAGAAGATAAATTTGAAATTGAGAGGTATAATAGAATAGTGAAAGCTAGTTCTGTATTAATGGAAGCCGAAGAGAATTTAGTAAGAGCTTTTGGTGTTGAATTTATTGGTGCAATGTCTTTAGGCTACACAAACAATAAAATTAAAATGGCAATACGCCCATTAATTGATGCTGATTCCGATGGATTTATAGAAAGGTTTATGAAGTTCTCTAAATCAAATATGATTAATGAGAAAATAGCCTTGGCTATAGCTTTAAACTTATCAATATTGGAAATCCATAATGGTAAAAACATTAGATGGGCGATAGACGGAAGAGAAACTATTTATGCAGGAACACAAGCAGGTAGTGTAATGGATGAAGTTGCTGCATGGTTCAAAACGGACAAAGAAGGACAGACTACATTAGCGAGTGTCGCTAAGAAAATTAAAGAACATAAAAAATAAAAATCATGGCTAAAGTTGTAAAAATTCAAGCGCAAACAAACGGTAAAACATTGCTTACTCTTGACAGTGGAGACAAAAAACTAGTGTCTCAAAACCACATATTGAAGACTCAGACCAAAGAAGGCACTGAATATGTAAGAACTGAATACGATGTCTATTCAAATAATCGTAAAACAATTTTAACAAGTGAAGACTTAGAGAAGAGATCTAAAAAAACAAAAGAGATAGATTCATCTATTGATAAAGACCTAGAACGTGCTGTTAATGTTTTAGCGACAGATAGAAAGGATGACTATATTAAGTTTTTTAATGATTTTGAAATAGATGATTCAGAAGCTACCAACAACGAAAAAAGAAAAATTATTTTAGAAGAGTGGATTAGTCTAAAATAGACTATATTTGAACTTGTTTTCATAGATATGGTTTTATCTGAAAAGCCCACTCATTAATTTGATTGGGCTTTTTTGTTTACTTAAATTAAATAATAAAGATGATCAAGTTGATTATATTTGTTTTAAACTCTAAAAATGTTAATAGACACAATTTATAAAACCGTCCAAGGTTTGCTTAATAAAGATCAGCTAGGTTATTTAAAACCTATGGACTTTAATCTTTATTTGAATAACGCTATTAGAAAAGTATATAATGATTACCTTATAGAATTAAAGGTTTCTGTAAGGAGAAGTAACTCGCATCTAGAAGGTAAGAATATGGCTAAGTATTCTGAATATCTTAGACAGCTCTTAGAGTATTACTCTAAAATACAGCCAATGACTGCTACAAATGGAATTTCAAACCTTCCTACAGACACAGAGTTTATATTAGACGTATTTACGATGTCAAACATAAGGATAGATAAAGTCCCTTATTCTGTACTTATAGACTTACAAAGAAACATTTATGTATCACCAGATGATTGTAGCCCTAAGTGTTCTAAAATAGGTGAAAAGCTAGAAATTCACCCTCCATCAATATCAGAGTTTAAAATACAATATCTAAGAAGGTTTAAAAACGCAAAGTGGACTTACGTATTAGACAATGGAAAACCTTTATTTGAAGCTACCGCACAAGATTTTGAAGACGTAGATATGCCAGAAACATCTAGAGACGAAATAATATCCTTAGTATTTGAAATGGCAGCGTTAAGCATTAGAGATATTCAAGCAGCTCAATTAGCTAATGCAGAACAACAAACAGACACACAAGAATCTAATATCCAATAATTATGAGTTTTGCTACTACAGACGATCAGTACTACGAAAACGAAGAACGTTTTGGAGAAAGAAGATTTGTTTCTCTTAAAAATATTCTAGACAACATATCCTTAATGTCTGGTGATGACAGTTATTTTAAAAATATTCCTAATTACACACTAGAGATATTAGGCAAAATGGCTATAAAGGAATTTAATGTAGATATATTATCTAAAAAGAAAGCTATATCAATTACAGTTCCCCCAAATCTTACATTTCCATTCCCTAGATTTATGACAGATTGGTTTAGAATTTCTGTTATAAATGAATGTGGAACACTGACACCTCTTAATATAAATAACAACCCTACTATACGTGATTACTTACAAGATAACGAAGCTGAACTGCTTTATGATTGTGATGGAGAAATATTAGAAGCTAATTCTTTTAATGCAGAAATTGGTCACTGTAGAATAGCGGTAGAATGCAGTCTATTAGTAACACCTTGCAGTGACTCTAGAACATATGAGAATAGCTTTGTAAAAGAAAATTTAGAAGCTAATTACTTTGAGTTTAGTACAGACTTAGAAGATAAAGAAGTTGTAATAGAATTTGTAACAGCTGGATTAAATGAAACTAAAGCTTGTGATATTAAAGTACATCATAACATGGAAAGAGCTGTAGAGTTCTATATAAAATATTACTCCTTACAAGGTCAAAGAAACGTGCCAATGAATGTCGTAATGTTTCATGAAAAAGAAAAGAAAAAATATTTTAAGAGAGCTAGTAGATTATTAGGAGCTAAGATTACTAAAGAAGAAATATTAGAGTTTACAGGAACAAGATATAGCGGTATAGCATAATGGCAAAATTAAGAAGTTTATTTACTAATGGCGTAATGGAAAAAGATTTAGACAGATCTTTAGTTCCAAATGGTTCTACTAGAAACGTAGAAAATCTTAGGTTTCACATAAACGATGGTAAAGACGGTATTGGCACAAATATAAAAGGTACGTTAATAGTAAGCGACGAAACAAAAGGAGCGAATTTTAAATGTGTTGGCGGTTATTTTGATGAAAGTAAAAATTTGGTTTATTATTTATTAGCAACATTTAATAGAGTTTCATCTAAAATAGTTGAGTATGATGTTATAAACAATATTTCAACGGTTATAATAGAAGACGATATAAGCATTCTAAGGTTTAACTACAATGGATATGTAACAGGTGTAAATGAACTAAATGGATTGTTATTAATTAGCGAATGGACTAATAATCCTAGACGCATAAATATAGAAAGAGCAAAAGAATACGGTCTTAACGGATTTACGGAAGAAGACATTATGGTGGCTGTTATTCCTCCACACCAAAAACTTAGAATTTCTCTTAATGATACTGTAACAGGTCAAGGTGTAGAAAACAATATAGAGGAAAAATTCCTTTCATTCTCTTATAGATACAGATATTTAGATGGTGAGTATAGCGCATTAGCACCTTTTACTAATGCTGCTTTTCAACCTAAGTCTTTTGATTATGACTTCACAGAGCAGTCAAATAAGTCGATGGTTAATAAATTTAACCAAGTTCAAATAGAGTTTTTTACAGGTAATAAAAACGTTACCGAAATACAGCTCATATACAAAGAAAGCCAAAGTAGTACTGAATGGATTATAGATGACTTTAATAAAGAGGATTTAGAATATGAAGATAATGACATTGAGACATTTCTTTTTGACAACTCAAAAGTATATAGAGCTTTACCAGATAATGTTTTAAAATCTTATTTCGACAACGTACCAAGAGAGGTTAAAGCTCAAACAATGATAGAAGGTAGGCTTATATATGCTCATTACAAAGAGCAATATGACCTTAAAAATATTGATGGCGTTAATATAAACATAGATTACAATCTAATATTAGAGTCTTTAGAGAATACCATAGACGTTCAAGAAGATGAATTAGACGCAGATGGAGATCCTACTGGAAATCAAACTACCGTACAAAAACCTAGCCTTGAACCTAAAAAAACAGTTAGATCAAATAGAGATGTAGAGATTGGATTAGTGTATTCTGACGAGCATGGAAGGTCAACAACAGTGTTAGTAAGTAAGACTAATACAATTATGATTCCTGCTAGTGCTAGTGATACTGAAAATAAAATAAAAGTAGAGTTAAGACACAAACCACCTTTTTGGGCTAAGTATTATAGATTTTTTGTTACTCAGAATAAAAAAGGGTATGATCAATTCTTGCCTACATTATTTTATCAAGAAGGTGTATATAGGTATATTAAAGTTGAGCAGTCAGATATTGATAAATTTAAAGAGGGAGATTTCGTTATAGTAAAGGCAGATGGAGAAGGTATTTTAAATACTTTGGAAAAAATAAAAGTATTAGAGTTTGAAAGAAAAGATAAAGATTTTTTGAACGATCAAGATGGTGGTCAACCTAGTGGTTGGTATATGAAAATATCATTAATAGATTCAGATGTAACTTTCGACGAAAGTAACTATAGTTTTACAAAATATGACCATTACGATGCAAGTGGTGGTGGACTAGGCCCTGTAACACAAAACAACCAATCATTCTATAAAATAAAATTTAAAAATTCTGGTGTAGACACGCTAACCCCAACTGTGACTTTTAATGGAACAGAAGATTTAAGGTATGAAATAGAAATTCATGATGTATCTACAACCCCTAACGTATTTAGGTTTAGAACACAACAGACAAACGGAGTAACACCTCCAAGTGTTTGGACAGAATTAGACACAGATACTTCGGACGTTGTTCTAGATTCAGACGTTTCAGTAAGGTTTGCTGCAACAACAGGAAACTCTTTAAACGACAAGTGGCTTCTAAAAAAAAGTATAGCTTTTTTATTAGATCAAGACAATAGATCACACGCAATATTTAGCGTTCCTAATTTTATAAATGCAGGAAGTACTATAAAGTTAAAGTATTTTTCAGCAAAAGAAAGAAGTAATACAAGCAGAAGTTTTTTAATAGAGGTAAAATCAAATCAAAAATATGATAATATTGAAGAATGGTTTTATGGTGATGAAATATTTTCTCTTATCCAAAGCCAACCTAATTTTGACTGGTCAGAACAAAACTTTTGGTTTAGAGAAGTTGATTTAAGATACTCAACAGGAAATTCTGCTAACAGAGATAAGTTGTTTATTGACGTTAATCCACAAGGTATTTCTCACTCATTAATAATAGCTTCTGATAGAAGAAAAGAAAACACAAGAAACATATATTCTGATGTGTTTTCTGAAATCAGACAAATCAGAAACATTCCTATATTTGAAACAGAGCCTAAAGATCAATCACCAGAAATATTTTTTGAAATTGGAAAAACATATAGGGTTATAGATAATTTACATAGCAAAATAACTGACGATTACGAAACCGACATAGAAAATATCTCAACTGATATTTCACAATCATTACCTTCACAGCCCTTGGTTATAACCCTAGATTGGTTTAACGCTTGGTCTTATGGTAATGGAGTAGAAAGCTACAAGATTAAAGATGAATTTAACAAAAAAGGTTTAGATGTTGGTATAAGGGTTTTATCTAATACTAAAGATAGATATAGAGAAATAACAAGAGTCGCAGATGTTCAATGGTCTGATATTTACAATGATGATTCAGATTTTAACGGATTAAATTGGTTTAATTTATCAGCACCTAACTATGTTTTATTAGATAAAGAAAACGGAAGTATTCAGCTAATAGATAACGATAACGGAAACCTATTGATATTGCAAGAAAGTGCTATTGGTACTATGCCTTACAATAAACAAGTCATATATGATGCTAGTGGAAATCAAACTATTGGTGTTGTAAATAATGTTTTGGATGAAAGAAGTTGGCGACCTTACGCTGGTGGGGAACACGGAATATCTTTACACCCAGAAAGCTATGTAAAAATAGAAGGAAGAAAATATTTTACAGATCAGCAAAGAGGAAACATTATACAACTCGCTAACGATGGAGTCACTACTATAAATCAATATGGTTTAGAGTATGAAATCTCTAACGCTATGGCGAACAATAAGTCTACGAAATTAGTTGCTGGATATGATTTTAAGCATAAAGAATATGTGGTACATATACCTAACAAACAATCTTGCTTGGCATATAAATTAACTAGAAATGGTTTTCCGAACTACTTCATGTTTGAGCCAGATTTTATGCTAAACGCAAATAATGAGTTCTACGCATGGAAAAATGGTGTTATGTACCGTATGAATGCTACAGAGAATTATAATGAGTTCTTTGGAGTACAGTCTATGAGCAAGATTAATTTCTTTGAAAACACCGAACCATCCACCGTTAAAATATGCAATTCTATGGCTATACAGAGTAACAAGCCGTGGGATGCTTTTATAAAAACTAGGTTAACTTCTGTTTTAATACCTAAAGAGCATTTTGAAAAGTATGAAGATTATTTTTATGCTGCAATAATGGGTAATACTAATTCAGAACCGCTATCTAATAGCTCTTTTGGTCTAGGATCATATGAGATAGTAAACGGTTTAATAAATTGTTCACAAGGAGTTCCTAGCTCTTTATCCGTAGGAGACACAGTATCTAGTATATCATTAGGTTTTGCAGCGTCAGTAATCACGAGTGTTATTAATAATCAAATAACAATAGCAAACACATCTTTAAATGAATCAATAAGTTTTTTAAAGTACAATAAAAACCAATCAATTGAAGGTCAAAGCATCAGAGGTGATGTTTTAGATATAGAACTAACTTATATCGGTTCGGAATATGTAGAAATAAGAGCAGTAGACGTAGAAGCAATAGAGTCTAAAATTTAGACTATATTTGAACTCGTTTTAATCTTTTCAATTGATCTTGAACCTAAAACCTTGTCTAGTTCGGCAAGGTTTTTTGGTTTACTAAAGTTTGATTAAAAAAAGAGTTAAATTGATTATCTTTGATTAATTAAATTTAATATCATGCCAATACCATTTGCAGGAATAGGAGCAGCAGTAGGCTTAGTAAGTAGCGGGATTCAATTTTTTCAAGCTCAAAAAGAAAAGAAAGATGCGGAAGAAGCTTTAAACAATCTAAGAAGACAAGAGCTTGTAAATAACCAAAGAGACATAAAAATATCTACAGAAAGAACAGATAGGCTATTAGATTCTAGTTTGTCATCAAATGCTAACACCATAGATGCTACAAGACGTTTAGGAGCTAGAGGAATACTTGGAGCTTTCCCTTCTATTTCTGATGGTAATATTCTTACACGTAATACTATACTCGAAAATGTAGAGGAACAAGACGTTAACAGAAGTTTTGCAATAGCGCAAGGAGAAGATAGGATTCAAAGCATTAGAGAACAACGTGAGTTGGGTGCTATAATGGGTCTTGGTCAGCAAAGACAAGTAGGTAGACAAGATTCAGTAAGTGCTTTAGGAGGTTTTACAAACAGCCTATTAGCAGGAGGTAGATCAATAGATATTGCTAATGGAACAGAAATAGACCCAAACCCACTTACAATAAACGGAACAAGGGTTGGTGATGGTGTAGACGGTAGAACAGGTAGAAACTTCTAATATGGCAGATATAACAGTAATAGGACAAGCAGCTCAACAGCTTAGACCTTTAGAAAATTCTAATATAGGTGCTATAGTAGAGGAAAATATTAGGTATTGGAACTCAGTAGATCGTAAAGAGGATGCAGCTAAAAAAGCTGCTGCTGCAAGGGAAGCTCAATTTAAGTACAAAAAAGAATTTGATTACAATAAAAGAAGAGACGATTATTTCGCAAACACCCCTATAGTTGAAAGTGACGGTTATCAAAATTCATTAGTAGCTAAAGCTCATAACTTTGTTACAGAAGAATATGTAAATAATTTTAAAATTATAGAAAGCGGAACAGAAGAAGAAAAAACTGCTGCTCGTATTAGAAATAATTCAAACCTACAATACCTTATGGAGATGTCAAAAACGAATGACGCAACAGCAGCTAAAGGTGTCGAATTACAAGATAAAAGCCCTGTAGATGCTGTAGACTTTCAAGATACACATCTTAAAAACATTTATCAAACAGGTAGTTATGATATTGACCCTCAAAATGGTAATTATATATTTGACGATTATTTTGGAGAAAAGATACAATTAACACCTAGTGAATTTAATGGAGCAGTTAGAGGTATAACATACACAGAATCAGTAAACTTTACAGAATTAGGAACTGAAATATTATTAAGTATATCTGAGCCAGATAATAACGGAAGAATAAAAGCTTCACCAGCAAACATAGAAGCAGCTAGAGACAGAGCTAGAGGATGGGTTCAAAACCCTATTTACGCTAGAATATTAGCAGATGAACTTAGTTTTAAGGAGTACGATAAAGATAGAAAAGCATATGAGACATTCGATGATGATGATTTTGAAGAACTAGCATTAAAAGCAAGTAATATATATATAGAAAGTGGTTTTAAAGATGAAAGAGATGAAGGTAAAAGTCTTAGAAATGCTCTTGATCGCAAAAAACTTAATGAAGAAGAAATCGTTGTTAACGCCCAAATAAGTACAGATGGCACAGTTCCCAACAAAGTAGATATTAATGGAAAAATATATTCTCTTAAAGAGGGAGAACTTGCTTTTGTACCAAAAGAAAATGCTAAAAAAGTTAGCCTTAGCATTGATGGTGAAGACGCAGTATATGCAGCTCACTCCGTTCAACCAGACGGTACAATTAGAGTATTTGGTGTAATAAGTAGAACAGAGCAAGTTCCAGTCTTAAACACTGATGGAAAGCAAGTTGTAGAACAAAAGCGTATTTTTGATTTAGACGAAAATAATCAACCTATACCAACTGGTGAGTTCGATGGTAAAAACCCTATTTTTAAATCATCGTTTCAAGAAGTACCAAAAACCGAAGAAAAAATTATAGAAGAAGTTATAGAAACTCAAAACCAAACTACATTAACATCTCTTTTCGGAACTATAAATAATGCAACAGGAGGTAAGTCAACAAACCCAACCGAAACAGCTAAGTCTTATCAAAAAAAGCGAAATGAAACATTTGGAGATAGGAATAATCAACAAAAGAAATTCAACTAAAAATGGAAAACAATACTGATCCAATTAAAAGAAAAGAGCTTTATGACTATTTAAAATCAGAAAGTCTTACAGATTTAGATTTTGAAACTTTTTCTACAAAATATTCTAGTGAAGAAAAAAGCAATGAAATATATAGTTATCTTAAAGAAAATAAACTAACTGATTTAGATTCAAATAAATTTTATAGTGAATACTTTGGTGACTTAAATCAAGAACTTGTAGAACAGCCAACACAAGAGCCTGTAAAAGTTGATGAAGTAAAAAAAAAAGAAACTACGACTGTTACTTCAAGTGTGGAAAGTGGCGTATCGGATATATCAAACGAGGTGGAGTCTTTGTCTTCGGTGTCACAAACAGCAATACCTAAAAGTCAACCTTTAGATTTTCGACCTATAGAGTTTGACGCTGATTTTTCTGAAAGTTTAGTTGCTAAAAAATATAATGAAGTAATATCTAAAACTGATCAAGAAACTAAGAACTCTTATCAAGAGTTTATTAATTTAAGGAATATTAGTGACGAAGAAAGGTCTACTATAACCGAATCTAAAAGCGAAATTACCTTAGATAATAGAAGAGAAAAACTAGGCTTTTTAGGAAGTGTAGAAAATGACTTAAAAAACTTTTCTTTCTCAAAAATTTTCGGAAGTGACAAAAACTTTGAAAAAGAGAGATTAAAAGAAATTAAAGAGCTAAATAGACAAAGACAACAAGAACTAGATAGTGGTAGTGCTGAAACAGCTTTTACCAAAAGAAAGAAGACAGAGTTTTTAAATGACCTAGATCCAGAAAAAAGAAAAAAAGTATTAGAGTTAGTTGCTATTGAAGAGCAAGTAAATCAAAACATAATATTCAAGGCAAACAAAACAATATCGAAAGCCAACAAAGAATTTGCAGATATAGACCTTAATATTGAGTCTTTGTCAAACGGTCTTGACGAAATAAACAAATCGATAAAGGATAACCCTGATCTTACGATAGAGGATCAACAGCTTTTTAAAGAAGACTTTGAAAATAAAAAAATAGAATTAGAAAGTTTAGTCGTGCAGCGTCAAGAATTAGCAGCACAATCTCAAACTGTTTTAGATGAATCTATGGAGAGTGAAAACTCTTTAGGGACATTTGAAGAAGAAAAAGAACTACTTAAAAAAACTTATGATTTTGCTACTCAAACAAAAGCAACTTTAAGCACTGGTTTTGCAGAAATAGGATCTGGACTATTGTATTCTGGTGAAAAATTATTTAACGTTAACATACCTGTTTTTAATGAAGAGACTGGTAAAATGGAGACTGGTGATGCTAACACTATAAGAATAAGAGAAGAAGCTTTATCAAGAGTAGCTACTATTAATGAATACAGAAAAAACGTATTAACAGAAAAAATATCCTTAGACCAAGTAGATGGCATAGCTGATTTTGGGGAATTTGTAAAAAATACTCTTCTAGATACAACACCAACATTAGTTCAATTATCGATACCTTACGTAGGTCAAGCTTCTTTTTTCGCTTCACAACAAGCTAGTGCCGAATTAGCTACTAGACAAAGAACGATTGATAACCAAAAAGATTTAAACCAAATAAATAAAGATCTTTTAAAAGAAAATTTACCAATCCAAAACAGACCAGCATTAAACAAACGTAAATCTCAATTAGAGTCTATACAAGAGCCTAGCGAAACAGAAATAATGGCTGTTTCTTATGCGTCAGCAGGAGTAGAACTTTTTTTAGCTCAATTTGGTAAAATAAGAAACTTAAAAGCCTTAAAAAGAACGACACTATCTATAGGTAAGCCAAAACTTCAAACAGCAATGGTTGAAAGCTTTAGAAAAAAAACTTTAAATAGCGGTATTGAATTTGGAAAAGGAACTATTGGTGAGGGAGGTGAAGAATTAGGTATTACACTTTTTACAAACCTTACTGATAAATATGTTTTTGGAGAAAACTTTAACGAAGACGGATCTAAAAAGAGCGTTCTTGATAATACATGGGAAGCAACAATAGGAGGGATGTCTGCTGGTGGAGCGATGTCTGGAACTGCATCTTTAACAGGAATTGTAGGTAATATAGTAGGAGATAGAAACTCTAGAAAAACAATAGTAAAAAACGTAAAGGAAACAAATACTTTGCTAAGAAAAATAGAAGAGGTTTCAGAAAGCGAATCAACAAGCGAAGAAGATAAAACAACTATAATTCAGTCCTATCAAAGTAGAATAAGAGAAATAAACACAGAGAATGGTAAGTTGATAAAAAGAACTTTTGAAGCTTACGATAACTTAACTGTTCAAGATAAGAAAAGAGTAGTTGAAATAAGTGAGCAAGCAAGTGCTATAGAGTTGACAATTACCAATATTAAATCTGCTGCTACAAATCCTTTAAGTAAAACAGAACTTACTCTTGATAGTGTATCAGAAACAGTTTTCTTAGAACAAAGGCTTGCTTCTTTAGAAGCTGAAAAAGCTAAGTTAATAGAATCCGCAGAGGTAAAAACAACTATTACGATAGATGGTCAAGAAGAAATTATCACAAACAGTTCTGATCTTTATAAAAAAATAGCAGATGATAATTTTGTCGAAGGAGTAGCAAACGGAACTATATCTATAGACATAAAAAACAATGAAGAAGCAAGCAGAGTTTTAAGTGAAAGAGTGGAAGACTTTAAAAACCCTACACAAGAAAATACAGAAGGAACAGATATAGTTGAGCAAACACAGTCTGAAAGCACAGATACTCAAACAGCAATAGCACAAGCGTCAGATTCCAATCAAACTTACTTTGACGAGTTAGAGAATGAAGAAGATGCCGTAACTAGACTTGAAGGAGAAATTGATCCTAAAAAAGATCGTGATGAAGAAGTTAATCGTATAGCAGAAGAACATACAGAAAGTTACAAAGCATACTTAGAAGAGAACGAAGACGTTGAAAACGCTGATTCTATTGAAATATTTAAAGATAAAGTTAAAAGAAGTCTTGCTCTACCGAATAACGTACCACAAGATGCAAAAGGAACATTCTTAGAAAGAATACAGAAATCACAACAAGAATATGTTAATCCAATAAACAAAGAAAAACTTGTTGGTGATGTGTTTTTTGATGGTAACGAAATTGTTTTTACAGATGGCAAACAAGAGTTTTCTTTAGGAACAGTACAAGATGCTTTACAGCAAAAATCACTGCCTATTACACCAACAGTAATTAAATTTGAAGTTAATCAAGATGGTTCTTTTCAATATAATGGTGATTCTTTTGAAAAAGGAACAATAACAACACAGCAAAAAGGTCTTAAAAGTATAAAGACAGATAAAGATGGTAATGTAAAAAGAGTTGTTGTAACACACTCTAATGGTGATACTATAAGTGTTAAAGGAGAAGAAGCTGTAGAGCTTGCTAACGGTATGCTTTTAGACTTTGCATTACAAAAAGAAGGAGGATTAGAAACTAAAATAAACACAGATGAAAAAGCAAAAAGAATTGTTGAACAAAGAGTTGATGAAGAAATTCAGAGGTCTTCCGAAATCGAAGCAAATAGAGATAGCGAGAGAGGTTTACAAGGAAGAAATGAAACAAGAGTAGATGAAACACAAACGCAAGGAGATACTACTGCTGATGCAGACGTTCGACCTACATCTGACACAGACACAGAGCAAGGGAAAGATAACGCAGTACAACCCACCGCTGAACCTACAGCAAGTCAAGGAGAGGTTGAAGTAAACACAAGTATAGACATAGCTCCTAAACCTATTATTAGACAAAGGTTTGGCAATGATGTTTTAGATGTTAGCTTACAAGATGGAAAGGTAGTTGTAACAAATTCATTTAATAAAGAAAAGAAAGTATCTAAACAGAATGAGAAAGCTGCTATAGACGCTTATGTTGAAAATAATAATTTTGACAACAATGAATTTACACCGCAAGAATCTAGTGACAACCCATCTATAAACTCACAAGAAATAGCAGTAAATTCCACTAATCCATCGGAAGTAGCTAGTCAAATAAGAATCCAACAAGAAGCAGAGCAAAGCGGTCAAGTCAATACAGACGAAGTAAGTAATGAAGCTAAGAAAAACTCTATTGCCGAAACCTTTAAAGAGCTTAGATTTAAAAAAGTAGATAAACGAGACGGTACTAAAGGATATGAAATAGTAGATCTATCACAAGGATTTAAAGGAGGTAACAAAAAAGCATCAACTTTAGGTGCTATTATAGAAGCAGCACAACGTAAATTAGACGAAAACACTCAACAAGAAACAGATGCAATTGATGTTCAGTCAACAGGATTTCAAGGTAGCGACAATGTTGTTAGTGAAGATGATGTTAGAGGCTTTGTAAACGAATATACTTCTGGAACAGATTATATAAATCAAGCTAAATCAGAAAGAAAATCAGAAAGTTCAGAAGTCTCTAGTCTTAAAGATAAGTTTACAGAACTAACAGGTCTTGAATCTACTGACTCTAATATAGACGCAGTAGCAAACGTGGCGAATCAAGAATTAGATCAAGTAGATCAGGAAGTAGGTGAGGAAATGGACGAACTACCATTTCAAGTAGATGGTCAAAATGAAATACCACAAGAGGTTATTGATAGTCAAGAAGTGGCAGATCAAATACGAACACTTATACCGACTAACCTTGCTGATGATGTAGTTATTCTTACAGACGAGCAGATAGTAGAGTTTTTAAAAGAAATAGGCTACGAAAACGTACAAGCACAAGCTGACTTTGTAAGAACGCCTAATGGTTTTGTTTATCAAGGAAAAGTTTATATAAACTCCGACAAAGTAAACTCTTCCACACTTGTTCATGAGTTTGGTCACTTGTGGAATACTTACATGAAAGCAAATCATAAAGCCGTTTACGATAAAGGACTTAAACTAGTTGAAGGTACGGAATATCATGACGCTGTTATAAATAATACTGCTTATGATAACCTTACGCCAGAGCAAAAACTAGAAGAAGCTCTTGCAATAGCGATAGGAGAAAAAGGAGTTAAAATATTAGATGAAGCTAAAAGCGGTGGGTTTAAAGAATGGTTTAAAGTTTTATTCAAGAGAATAGCAGCAGGTTTAAGGCTATCAAACATTAAACCTGACAAATTAGCTGACCTTAACCTAAAACAGTTTACAGACCTTGCAGCAGCCGAAATACTAAGCGGTAAAGACATAACTGGAAGAGAGACAAAAGCTAGTCGTGATGCAGCAAAAAGAAAAGACGCAGCAACTCCCAATACAACTATGCAGTCGGTTATAGAACAAGAGGAAGCCGTAAGATCAACTAAGCAAAAGCTAATAGAAAAGACCAACGAAAAAAACAAAACAGAAAAAGGTGTTAAGAAAGCATTACAAGATTATATAGATGCTAACCTGACTAAAGCACAAGCTCTACAGGCAAATGATGCAGATACCAAAAAACTTGTAAAAATAGTAGCAGACGCTAAAACAGATATTAACGGCTTAAAAGCGATTAAGGAGATAGACGCTTTAATTGCTAAACTAGATACTAAGTACAATAATAATAAAACAGAACTACAGCAAGCTAGAGAAAATGCTAAAAAAATAGAACAGGGAGAAAAAACTGATAAAAAAAGCAGAAGAATCATAATTCAAAAATACTTAAACGAAGTTATAAAAGGCAAGTGGTTTTCAAACATTACTTTTAATAACATAAAATCTATTGAAAGCATTATAGAGCAATCAACAAATGAAAATATAGATTCCGCTTTAAGTGCTATTGACGCTTTAGCAGTTGATTTAGAAACTAAATATAACGAATCCAAATCTCGTAATGAAGAGAAAAAACGTATAGCTGATGAAAAAATAAGAGACAAAACAAATTCTGTTAGAGACACACAAAAAGCAGTAAGAGACTACATAAAAGACAGCTTTGAAAATAGAATGTTTGGCTTTATGAAACTAAGTGACTTTAATTCACTTATAGAGTTAACCAAATTTGAAGGTAAAAAATCAAAAACAAAAGGAGATAATAGAAGTTTAGAGCAACAGCAAAAAGCTAAACTTAAAGAAGTACTTGACAAAGCAGAAGACATAGCTTTAGGAGTTGAAAATAAAAGATTAAGAGGTAAGTTTATTTTAGAGCTGTCTAAAGGAAGATCTAAAAAGCAATCTGGTAGAATTGTCGCAGGGTCTATAGATTACTTTACAGCAGAAAGGTCTATAGATACGATTGAAAAATTAATAAATGGCAACTTTGATTTTGAATCAAAATACGAAGAATTGTTTTCTAAAAACGGATTAGCTAAAAAAGGGAAAAGAGGAACTGAAAAACAACAAAACGCAAAAGACATTGTAAATAAATTAGACGAGCTAATTGATGACATACTTTACACAGAAAGAGAAATTCCTAATTCAGAAAGTGGGGAAACTGAATTAGTAGCTAAAATAGAACTGACAGAAAAGGAAGCAGAAGACCTAAAAAACCTTCAAGTTGCTAAAGACTTTTTAGATTCCCTAATCAAAAACAACAAATATGCTAACAAGCTTATTAATGCTTCCTTAGATTATATTTTAGAATTAAAAGCAGAAGGTCGTTCAATTTTAAAATCAAAAAAAGCAGCAGATAAAGCTATATTAGATCAACAACGTCAAGAAGCTTACGATGCAATAGACTCTAAAAAACAACTAGGCTCTAAAGAAATTGACAAGCCATTATCTAATATAAAAGACAATGTTTCTAAAAGTCGTTCAGCAATTAAAATATCGATTCAGTTTTTAAAAGGATATTCAAGAGGTTTTTACCAAAATTTTAGAAGCATATCAGAAGCATTTAAAAGAACAGGGGATAAAGGAAGTGCATTACTAGGTCTTGACAAGGTTCTAGCAAAATACGACTTGTCTGAAAATACTAGAGATTCAATAATAATTGAATGGAATAAAGAGATAACCGAAATTAAAGAATTAGCTTTTGGATCATTTGCAGATTCAGATATTAATGTAATTAAAAAGTCTTTAGGATTTATATCTAGGTCTAAATTTAAAAGAGCAAAAGCAGATTGGGCTTTATCAGCACAAGAAAACATAAACAGAACATACCCAGACGGAACTGTAGACGTAACAAAGTTTTCAGTAAGCACTTTACTAGATGTTATTTTAAAAGCTAAAGATCCTAAAAACTTAATTAGGTTGGCTAAACAAGGTTTTGATGAAAAAGCAATAAATGAAATTAATGACAAACTATCAGATGAAGTAAAGGACTACGGAAACAAAATAATGGAGTTTTATCAAAGCAAGTACGATCAAGTTAACGAGGTTTATAAAAAAATATTTTATAGAGACATGCCTTTTGATGAATTTTATTCTGGTAAATTAAATGTAGACAAGCCTAATTCAGCAAAAGATTTTTCACAAGATTTATTTAGCGGAATTGTTTCAAATGGATCTGTTCATTCTGGAAGCTCAAAAGCTAAAAAAGAACACGACCACGCCATAATAGTACAACCCGTAGATATGAGTACAAATCAATACATAAATGAAATGTCTAGGTTTATAGCTTACGCAGAAGTAGAGAAAGAATTTAACAACATAGTTAAAGATGAAACTTTTGAAAAACTAGCTTTATTAAATATTGGGCTTGAAGGTGGTATGATGATAGATTACCTTAAAAAGTTTCAAAAAACAGAGATATACGAAGACGGTAAAAGATCAGCAGCAGAAAGAGTTGTTAATACGATAACAGGTAGCTTCGCAAAATACACGTTAGGAGCTAAATTATTTAACCTTCCTATTCAAATGATGTCAGCACTAAACGGACAAAGCTCTTTACCTAACAACTTAACAGCTAAAGAATGGTTAGATGCACATAAAAACATCATTTCAGAAGCAGCTTATTTATTTAAAAATTCAGAATTTCTTAAAATAAGATATAGTGCAGAACAAATGGTCAAGGTTTTAGCTTCGGTAGACACAAATAGACAATTAAAAGATTTTCAATTTTTGGGAGATAGGTCTAAAATGGTAACAGATATATTAACCGAAGTTTATGATCAAGCTTTAGATACAGGAATGTATGCGATAAAAGCAGGTGACGCTATGGGGATAATGGGAGTTGTACCTGTTTATACAGCTGCAAAAGCAAGAATTAGAAAAGAAAACCCAAACTTTACAGAGCAACAAGTTTTAGACGAGTCTATGTTAGTTTTTGAAAACATAGCTAACAATACTCAACAAGGTCAAACAAAAGGCTCTAAAACAGTTGTTCAAAGAGATGCTTTTGCAAGGCTATTAGTAAGTTTTGGATCGACAATAATATTAGACATGCGAGAAAGTAGTTTAAGATATAAAGATTTAAAAAGGCATATAAATAAAATGGCTTCTAATAATGAAAACATAGGTGTTATATATGATAAACTAGGCTATGACGTTAATGATTTCAAACACCTAGAGCCATCAAACACAGTTGGTAAAAACATAAGAGGTTTTGTCAATTACGGATTTAGTCAACCGTTATTCTATGCATTATGGGGCGTAGTTAAAATTAGCGGTGTAGCAGCAGCACCAGCAGCTATTTATGGAGCTGTTCAAACATTAGGATATTTAATGTCTGGTGATGATGATGAATTAGATAAAATGTCAGAAGAGCAAAAAGATATAGCAAGGGTGTTATTGACTGGTCAATTACTAGACGACCCTATACTCGGAAATGCTTTTAAGTATTATTTAGACAAAGAAATTTTAAGAAAAGAATTTACTTTTGGAGGAATAGGAAATGTTTTTGCCTTACAAGAAATAGAAAAGTTAGAAAGCTACTTTGAAAGAAGACAAAACTCTAAAACCCCAGAAACTAAAGAAAAATACACCAAACTATTAATTACACAAATGACTGGAATGGGTCTAGGTTTACCAAAACACGCAATGACAATAGCTTTATTTAATGAAGAGTTGCATGACGAAAATAGAGGTGGATTTACAGCTTCGGAAAGGGCTAGAATATACGCAGGAGCATCTTTTTTTGGAGTAGATAAGGTTAGAGAAGAAAGAACAGGAGTTACATTACAGAAAATAATAGAGCGTAATTTAGATCAAGACTACAAAGATGACTTTTACAAAGAGAACCCTAGAAAGTCAAGTAGTAATAACCTACCCCCACTACCTAGTACGTCAATGAATAAACTACCTTCGCTACCTAAATAAAAATAAAGAATGGACACTTTAAAACAAAAGCAAATAGAAATACTAAAAAATCATATAGAAGCTTTATACAGCAGTTATGAGAAAATGATTGATATACTTAAAAAGGAAATGGACACAACAACAGACGATGACGGTAACACATCTGTTTCCTTAAAAGACGGTCAAGTATTAAAATTACTATATTTGTAAATAAAAATACCGATAGCTACAACTATCGGTATTAAACATTAATCACATAAATCTAACTTATATGAAAAACAATGCAAACTTACATAAAAACACTTCTTTACAAGACTTAAAAAACGAACAATGGATAGATATTCCTAATTATGAGAACAGATACCAAATAAGTAACTTAGGTAGGGTTAAGTCATTGTCAAGGTATGTTAATTCAAAAAACAAATCTAATAGGCTTGTTAAAACAAGAATACTTAAACAATCCTACTGTAAAGGCTACCTATTAGTCAATCCGAAAATAAATAATAAAGCAAAATATTTAAAAGTTCATCAATTAGTTGCTATAGCTTTTTTAAATCATAAACCAAAGGAAACAAAGCTTGTTGTTAACCATATTAATTTTGATAGGTCAGATAATAGACTTGAAAATTTAGAAATAGTTACAATAAGAAAAAATTCAGATAGAAAACATTTATACTCTAAAAGCAAATATGTTGGAGTAACTTATAATAAACGTTGTAAAAAATGGATTTCAAGAATTCTATTTAAAAAAAATAGAATATTATTAGGTTATTTTAAATCTGAAATTGAAGCTCATTTATATTATCAAAACGCCTTAGAAAGCATAAAACAAGGAACGGATATTAAAACATATAGACCTAATAAAAAAATAAGAATTAAACAATATAAAAGCGTTTATTTTTGTAAAAGAAGAATTATGTACGTTTCTAGGATATTAGTTGATAATAAATATAAGTATTGTGGGCAGTATAAAACAAAAGAAGAAGCGTTAAAAGCAAATTTAATATGAAAACATATCAAGATAGATTAACAGAAAACATTGAAGCCATAGGTATAGCCCACACTCAAATGATGGATATTTTAAAAGAATCTATTGACCTTGAAAATATAAATGAAGACAAATGGAAAGCGGTAGCTGATGGTAAAGGGAAAGCACAGGATGTTGCTGACATGCTTTTAACTCAGCTTAAAGAAAAAGAGCAAGAGCTAGAAAAGCTTAAAAATCCAAATGCTAAAGTCAAAGAAGAGACTTCTAGTAATAACAGCCTAGCTCAAAGAACAAGATAATGATAGAGGTTTCTAAAAATTATCGTGGCAGAATAAGTACAAAATTAAATCCTTACGATTATGTGCCTAAGAAAATATACGATAAGAAAAATAAAGAAAAGTCATGGGAATACAAGGAGTACCCAGAATTTGATATAAACTTTGTATGCATTAGTAAAGACGGTACAATAGGAGAAATATATCAAGTAGAAGATTTAATAATAGCACTACCTAGCTTATCAATTAGCGGATCTATTAATGATTTAGATGAAGATAGTCAAGTTATTAAGAAACAATATATTAAGACAGTAGTTAACAACAATAAAAAAGGTAAAAATGCAAAATGGAAACGTGATGAAACAAACCTTAAAGAATTTGACGATATATGGTTTAGGTACAAAGCTAGAATGGCAAAGGAAAAAGCTGGTAGCAAGCGTCAACAGGTTCGTAATAAGTTTATATTAGAACGAAATAACTCATTACACAAACATAAAGAATTTGTAGATAGCGAGTTTGAACGTAGAGAACATGGGATCTTTGTAAAGATAGATCAAGAAACTCACTACATAACTGGATCAAATTGGATGTTCTTACAGCATTACTACCTTACGGAAAGTGATATGTACCCAGACTTTAGAATGGTTCAGACAGAAGCTTATTGGCATTGGGAAGCTTGCGTAGCAGATAGTAGATGTTGGGGAGAAATAAGAGGTAAAGGTCGTAGATCAAGTTGGTCAGTAGAAGCAGCTAGTTTAGCTCTTGATATGTTTTCTATTGTAAAATACGCAGAAATACCTATAGTTTCAGAACGTAAAGATTTAGCAGAAAAGTTATTTAGCGGTAAAATTGTTAAGTCATGGGAGTATTTCCCCATATACTTTAAACCACTCATTGAATTACCTAACGTAGAAGCTAAGTCTACTCTTGAAATAAGACACGAGAGCGACAGAAAAGAAAGCGGAAGCATTACACCTTACCCAACAAAAGAAACGGCTTACGACAGTACTAAAGTAAAACCTTTTTCTATTAATGACGAAATAGGTAAATGGGAAGAGTGTTCTTTAACAGCATTTATATCTAGGCACTCTAAATGTCATACGCAAGGTGGTGGTAAAGCAAAGTTTGGAAGTACAGCAGGAGAATATTTTAAAGGTGGTGGTAAAGAGTTTGAAGCAGAGTTTAAAAACGCAAATGCAAAAGAAAGAAACGAATTAACAGGAAGAACAGCAAATGGTCTTATATCTTTTTTTATAGACTATTGCCAATCTATGACGCAGCCTTATGGTTTCTTTGACGAATGGGGTTATTCAGTTGTTTACGATCCAGAAGAGCCTATTCTAAGTCAAGAAGGTAAATGGTTAGAAATGGGTGCTGAAACCTATTGGAATGCAACATATGAACAACTTAAAGAAATAGGCGAAAAAAAAGCGATAAACGGTTTTTTACGTGATAGCCCAAGAAATACGCAACATATGTTTCGTAATGAAGGTGGTAAAAACAATGACTTTGACATAGAAAATTTAAACAATCACTTAGACCACTTAGAAGGAATACTAGACCATGACCTAAAAGAAATAGTCTATACAGGAGATTTAGAATACGAAGGAGAAAAGTTTAAATCTAAAGTAAGATGGAGACCTAATCCAAAAGGTAAGTTTAAAACAACATGGATTCCTACACAAGAGCAAAGTAATAAATCAAGCATCAGAGAATTTCATGGACGTAAGTTGAGAATGCCAGATAATAATGATCTCGGTGCGTTAGGAGTAGATAGTTATGATATATCAACTACCGTAAATAAAAACGGATCTAACGGAACAATAAGCGGTCATACCAAAACGAATATGGCAGGTGCGCCTAGCAGAGCTTTCTTTTTAGAATACTGTGAACGACCAGACAAAGTAGAAGATTTTTACGATAGCGTAATTATGGCTTGTGAGTTTTTTGGAATGCTTGCGTTAATTGAAAATAACAAACCTAGACTACTTCATTACATGAATGATAACGGTTACAGAGGTTATTCTATGACTAGACCAGATAAAAAATGGAAAGACTTATCTCAATTTGAAAAAGATTGTGGTGGTGTTCCTTCATCAAAGCAAGGTAATAACGACCAAGCAATGCTTCTTAAAAACTATATATTTGATAACATAGGTGTTAACTTAGATCAAGATTGTAAAGTATATTCAAAAACTCGTATTAAAGAATGGATACGCTTTGATGTAAACAAACGTACTAAGTTTGACCTCGCAGTAGCAGATCAATTAGCTTTACTAGGTTGTCAATATATGGCAAAGCAAAGAAAGGTAGTTGGTATAGGTCAAAACACAGGAATGACTATCAAGTTTTTTGAAGCTTAATTGATTACCTAAATTAACAACAATACAGAATAGCAATTGCTATTTTTACATATTAGAATATAAACAATGGCAAACCTACTTGAAAATAATAATTTCCCAAATGATAATCAGTCCAATGCTGAAAAATTAGACCGTGATTTTGGAAAAGAAGTTGGTGAAGCTATTTATTCCCAATGGGGAAACAACGGAGCTTTATCCTTTAGAAGAGAATGGATTCAAAAAATGCGTTCTTATTCTAGAGGTGAGCAAAAAACAGATTACAGACTTGTAATTGAAGGTAAGAATTATAAAAAAGATGTAAAGACTCACAAAATTGAGTATGATAAGATTCTTAAAGTGATGTCTACTTTTAAAGATTTAGTTATTAATCCAATAGATGAAACTTTGTTTAAACCTAGAGCAGAAGCAATAGATGAATTAGGTGTAGATGAAAAGAAAAACTATTTCAAAAAACTAGAGAAAGCATTTTTAACTAAAGACATTACAGCGCAAGTAAGTAAAAATATAGGTCTTGATTTAACAGATCCAAACACCCCTAATACCCAAGACGATTTAAGCATAAAAAAACTAGAGTATAAGCCTATGATAGAGTTGGCACAAGAGCTGGCTATCGAAGAAGTTATAAAACATCAAGACTTTGAAAAAGTTAAAGATAAAATAAACGAAGATTTATTTGATTTAGGTTTTGGTGTAGGAAGACATTTTACTTCTAAAAACGAAGGTATAATCACTAAATACGTAGACGCTTATGATTATGTTAACAGTACTTTTGAGTATGATGACGGTAGAGATATACGTTATCATGGAATTTGGAATGAAGGAACTTTAGCAGAGTTAGAAGCTGAATGCGGTGGCTTGCCAGAAGATCAAAAGCAAAGGATAATAGAGAAAGCTAAGAAGCTAGACAATACTCATAAAACAAGAATTAACGAGCAATACACCAATCAAGAAGACGAAGAGAGGTTATATGAATGGGTTTCTTACGCCTATAAAACATCTTTAAGTAGGGCTTATAAAAAGCAAAGAGTCAATAAGTCTACAATACTTATTGATAGGACAGATGATGAAGGTAGAGACACAGAATACAAACCTAATAACCCCAACAAGAAGTTAGAAATTCCTTATAATGTTTGGTTTGAAGGTATATACGTTCCTAAAGCAGAAGAATGTGTGCAATGGAGTGTTATAGAAAACCAAGTTGACGAAGGTATAAATAATGCTATGTCGCCATTCATTATTTACGCACCTAAAGTAAAAAGAAACTCAGAAACAGGAAACGTAAGGTTTGATTCTATGATCGCTAGAGCAATTCCTATATTAGACGACTTGCAAACAGATTGGTTTAAGTTCCAACAATTAAAAAGAGAACTCAGACCAAACACAGTAGAAATAGATGCAGACGCTCTTAATGATGTTATGTTAGGAGCTGATAAAGTTACGCCACAAGACTTGCTTAATATGTTTTTTGGTCGTGGACTTCTTTTAAAGAGAGGAACAAACGATGATGGTGACGCTATGAATAGAGCTATTACAGAAAATAACGGAGGTGTTAACAATACAAGCCTTAATTTCTTATCGGTTGAAATATCTAATAATTTAGGTCGTCTAAGACAATTATTAGGAATTAATGAAGTGCGTGATGGCACAGCTAAATCAGACAGAACCGCAGTTGCAGTCCGTAAAATACTACTAGCTAGTTCAAACAACGCTACCAATCATCTTGTAAAAGCAAGTTTTGCTATCTCTTTAAAGTTTGCAACAGCCATTTCGCACAGACTTTACGATGTACTTTCTACTCCTGCATTAAAAGATATGTACATGAGCATTATCGGAAGAGGTAATGTAGAGGTTTTAGAAGAAATCAAAAACCTCTCTATGCGTAGATTCGGTATATACTTTGACTTTGAGCCAGACGACAAGCAAAGATTAGATTTTGAGCAAGCTTTAATAGACTCTTATAGTAAAGGAGAAATAACAGCACCTCAATATATTAAAACTAGAAATATACGAAACGTTAAAAACGCTATTAAGTATATGGAAATAGTTGTAGAAGAAAACTCTATAAAAAAAGAACAGTCACAAATAAGGTTTACACAAGCACAAGCACAAGCGCAAGCTGAAACTAGTGTTAAAAGCGAACAAGCAAAACAGCAAACTAGAGCCATTGAGTTAGATGCTGAAATGACTTTAGCAAGATTAAAAAGCGAACTAGATGACAATCATTTTAGAAAAAAATCTTTGACTGAAAACGCTTTAGCACAAGAGCAGCATATTAGAAAGTTAGAGCAAATAGAATTAGAATCTCAAATAATCGCCAACAAACTTACATACCAAGAAGGTAAAAAAGACGATAGAGAAGATCAAAGAGCAGGAAACCAATCTAAGTTAATAGAGCAGAGAAAAAGTGGCACTGACCCTAATTTTGATAAATCAATTAATAATATATTTTCAAATCAACAACAAGTACAATAATTTAAAATGATAATATCTATTATAAAAAACATAGTTATACTTATAATAAGTTCTGGTATAATGGGATGGAACGTAAATTTAACAGTAAAAGAAGCTCACGCATTGAATATATTAGATTTATTACTCATAACAATTAGCGGAGTTATAATGACTGTATCTTTAATAAAATTAAAAGAGTCATTTTTAAAAAAAAGAAAGAACCAAAATTAAATGGAAATAAATATAAATTCAATCTTGATAGTTTTAATCACATCTAGTATAGGTGCAATAGTAAGAATACTACATGAAAACGAAAAAGAAAGAATCAAAAACAGAAAGATCTTTTTAATATACGCATGTTCTCTAGCTATAGGTTATTTATGCTATGAATTAGCTATTAACTACGACAAAGAGAATTGGTTAGGTTTTTCTGGAATATTAGGAGGTCTAATAAGTGTTGACTTGGTAACATTAATTATTGAAAAGTTGCCAGAAATTATAAAAAACAAATTAACTAAAAAGATAAAGGAAAATGGACTGGATTAACAACGAAATGATATACTTAATACCACATTTTTTAGTAGTGGCATTATTATTAAGAAGTGTATTTTTTTTAATAAAAGCAAAAAAAGGAATGGACAAAAAAAACTTTTGGATCATGATAATTCCTTTAATAGCAGGTATAGGTTTTTTGATTGAGCAGACTTCTAATTTAGAATCAATGTCAAAAAGATTTCCTTTTATGATCATATTTTTAATGGGAGCAGCAAATGCTTTTTACATGTTAGCAAAAGAAAAAAAAGAGAATGTATTTAGTTTACATAGGCTAATTAAAAAAGAATTAACTTTTTCAAAAAAAGAAGAAAAAACTTTAAATATTTTAGCATTTAGCAAAAAAAAACCTTTGGACGAAGCTGAAAATGTTTCTTGGGATGATTTTAGTGTTTTTAATATAAACAGACTATATGTAAGCAAGAACGGAAAAGAAGCTATTATTAAAAGATCATGCCCTTTTAATTTAACACATTTCTTTAATGCGTATCTGAAAATGGGAGGTGTTTTTACACCACAATTTCATAGTAACGCAGATGAATACATACGTGTTGATTCAGGGAAAATAAAATGCTTAGTGACAAATAAAATATATATCGAAGGTGATGTTATAAGAATTAAAGCAAATGAAATACATTCTTTTGAAGGTATTTACGAGTATAGCTCATTGAGTGTTTATATAACTAAAGTTTAATAATATGAGTACTATAAAAAGGGAATGGGAATGGAAAGGTCATAAAGTTATAGATTATAACTTTCCAGATGATCAATACTATAAAATACAAACAGAAAAGAAAACTGTTATACTTCATCACATGGCTAGTGGTCAATCAGCTAAAGGCGATATTAACTGGTGGAAGTCAAACAAACAAAGGGTTGCTACATGTATTGCAACTCAAAGAAATGGAGATATATCAACCATATTTGATAGTAAGTATTGGGCGCATGCTCTAGGTGTTAAAATTAAAGATTTTGATAATTTAGGTGTGAAAAGAATATTTAGAAAATATGATAATGGTAAAATATATGTTGCTAATAACGAAATTTTAAACGAGCAAGCAGTACAATGTGAATTAGATTCATGGGGAAGATTGACTAAAAAAGGAAATAGTTTCTACTCATGGACTAATGAAAAAATAGATAATGGTTTAGTAACTAAACTAGACAAACCATATAAAGGTCAATATTACTTTGAATCATATACAGATAAGCAATTAGAAGTAACTAGAAAACTTTTGATTCATTGGAATGAAGAATACGGAATAGACACATCTTACAAAGGAGATAGAATATTTGAAGTATCTAAAGATGCTTTAGAAGGAGAAAGTGGTCTGTGGACTCATGGTAGTTACAGACAAGACAAAGACGATGTTTTTCCACAACCAGAATTAATACAAATGCTAAAATCTATATAATGACTTTCAACTTTAAGGAAAACAAGATAATAGTATATGGAGTAGCATTTATAGTATTGCTTATCTTGTTGTTTTATTTATTTACAAGGTGGAATAATTCAAACAATAATGAAGATATGCTTAAACAAGCTAAAGCAAATAAGGAAGTTGCTTTAGAGTTACAAAAAGAAAGTAATCTAAAAATAAAATCAGAAAACGATTCTCTAAGTAGGTTAACAAAAGAACTTTACAGTTTACTATCTAAAGAGCAAAAAAAACCACCTGTTAAAATACCTATATATTATGAGACACTTGTATTTATTAATGCTGATGATGCTACCGTTATTAAGTCTATCACAAAATCCGCAAACAGATATAGAGAGACTAAACAAAGACAGCTTCAAAATATCAAATGATGCAGCACAAGCACATCATTTCTTAATTATTGAAAGAGATTCATTGCTAGACAACAACCTATTATTAAGAATTGCTATAGACTCTTTAAACAGTAGAAACAAAAAATTAGTAGATAGGATATTTAAGATAGCCGAAAGACAAGCTGACGCATTATCTAACCAATCAGAAGCTATAGAAGATCAAAACCAAGCAACAGATGATTTAGCAGAAGCAAATGATTTCATTACTGAATATTGGAAAGACTTATCAAACAATAGCCACTTGTCTGGATCATTAATTAGCGATGTAAAAGAATTTAGTCTTTACAGATTTGAGGTTAATTTAAGGATTCCAATAACAGGTAAATTCAATTTAATAGCTAGACCAACTTTTGCTCCTTTAGAAAAACCTGTTTACCTAATAGGAATAAATTATAGTTTCTTTTAATTAAATTTACACAACAATAAACCGTAATGGCTAAAATAAAAAATACAGAAAGATACCCTAAAGATGTTTTAATAACAGAGAATGATTTTGTTATAGGTACTGACGGTGATCAAAATAACAGGACTAAAAACTTCCCTGTTTCAGCTATAGCGGAATATGTTTTTTCAACAATAAAAGACTTAGATCAAAATAATAAAATTGTAGAACTTCAAGCTTTACAAGGTTTAAACTCAGTATTTTCTAACATACAAGATGCAGTAAATAACTCTACAATTTTTACCGTTTCATCTTCTGAAATATATGTAATATCTAACACTTATACGGTTCAAGAAAGCGCAGGTTCATTTGCTTTTAGAGTTGAATGGTGGATGCTTAAATCAGGTAAAGGAACTTATGGTTTAAATTCTGGAACTACCACAACATCAAGTGACTTCTTTTTTTTAAGAGCGCAACAAAGAGCGCAATTACTTACTACATCTAACTTACCTCCAAAGGTAGAGTTTATTACAACAATTACAGATATAGCATTTCCTTCAATAGCTGTTAACTCTTCATCTTCGAGCTACGAAATTATAAACAACAGAGACACTTATTTTGTTATAAGGAGTAGATTTATAGATCCTTCACAAGGTAGCGTAACACCTAGTAGAACTTATAGGTTTATAGGAGACGTTGGAACTTATGGTCAAGGAGGTTTAACAACCGTTGAAGGAGATTTTTTACTAGTTGAAGATGAATCTAACCCTTCAAATACTACTACACCTAGAGCAGTAAATATTTTGTTAGACTCTATAACCGACCTTACAGCAGTTAATGTTCAAGAAGCATTGCAACAATTAAGTGAAAGGGATGATAATTTTTCTAGAACTATTTATATAAATAATTTAGATTTAGATGGCGTAGCAGGAGCTACAATAGAAGATCAGATAGTAAACTATGTTAATCAATTAAATTACGATAAACAAACACAAGATTCGGAAGTTTGGATTGATTATTCAGAGGTAGCAGCACCAGAAACAATAAATGCGTTCGGAGGAATAATAACAATTAGTTAAAAAAAATATTATGGCATTAGATATATTAGAAGGAGTAGAAACTCTTATAACAGGATTAACATGGGATGGTCAACAAGTTTACCAAGTAGAAAAAGAAATGACAGCAGTATCAGCTCCGTTTTCAACTAGATCAATAGCACCTTTCTTTACAAACTTAGATAGAGCTAAAACAAAGATTAATACCTCTCCTAAACAAGTAACAGATTATAATATAATACTGAACTATACAACTCTAAAGTTTCCTAGAGTTTTTAGGAGTTTACAGGTTGTTTTACAATACTCTATAAACGGTGGAGCAGATGGTTCAGGCACATTTGCTATTAACAATGATGGTCAATCATCTATTTTAAACGGGCTTGTCGATGGTGATGTTGTAGATATAATTGATACTGGGGTTTCTCTAATTAAATTTGTAGACAACACTACACAAGTTATACCTGCATTTTCATTCACAATAAATAGCTTAGAAATTCAAACATTTACAACCATCAGTTTAGAAAGAGGTGATTTAAACAAAGATTTAGATATAATTTTAGACGAGAATGGTATAGTTACAAACCTAGAACCTGTACCACCTTACAGAATAGTGGTACAATATACTAAAGCGTAGTTATGGAAGTGAAAAAAAAATATAGGCTAGTAGACGTAGGTAAGGGTATTTTAAACATAACTACAGCAAACCTATATCCTGTATGTTGTCCATTTAATAGTAGTGACTATGCAACCGCAGCACAAGGTGCAATAGCAGACACCGCTTTGCAACCAGAAGATGTAACGATACCAACAGCAACGTCAGAGTTTACAAACGATGGAGAAGATGGAGTCAATCCTTTTATTAGTGAAAATGAGTTAGGGTCTAGAGGACAGCTTATTGAAGTAACCGAAGGCGGTAATACTGGTTTTAGATTAAAAAGTGAAAATCCTTCAAACCATGGTGACATAGGTGATAATGCAGTTGATTTAAGTATTCAAACGCAAGCAAGCACCACTAAAGGCGCAAATGGAAATAATTCGCACGCAGAAGGAGTAAACACAACCGCAAGCGGTATAGCATCACATGCAGAGGGATCAGGAAGTAAGGCAACTGGCGAATATTCACACGCACAAGGATTAGGAAGCAGGGCAAGTGGTCTAAACTCTCACGCAGAAGGTCAAACTACGCTGGCAAGTGGCTCTATTTCACATGCCGAAGGACAAGAAACAGTGGCAAGTGGTCTAAGGTCTCACGCAGAAGGATTTAACACTTTAGCAAGTGGAGATATGTCACACGCAGAGGGATATGACACTATAGCAAGCGGAAACCAATCACACGCACAGGGATATGGAAATCGTGCAAGGTCATATAGTGAACATTCAGCAGGATCCTTTGGCACTGATTACACGCCACAAAGTGCCTTTTCATTTAACGCTTTGGACAGACTTGTTAATTATGGGAGAGGAACTAACGCAGGAGCAAGATCAGACGCCTACACGCTATTTAAAAACGGTATGCAAAAGTTCTTCACCGCTGCATTATCTACTATTACCAATGCGGTTAAAGGCTCGGTAATGCTAGACGAAAACGCAGCAATGCATATACACGATGGTAGCGCATTTAAAGAGGTTGCATTTATTTCGGAAGTAGCAACAGAAGCGCAAGGTGTTTTAGCAGATAATTCAGTACAAAAATCAGGTGCGGGACAAACAGTATCTGCAAACACTTCTTTTACAAGTATTTTGGATATTGCCAATAATTCATCAGGAAATAATGGGTTTAGAAAAATTATATCTTTTCCGTCTGGTGGTTATGCTAGAAATGTTATTCAAGGGGTTAACACAAATTCTTTAGATGACCCTTTTAATATTGGAATATTTGGAAACGGAACAGTTTACAGTTACGCTTATATAGGATTTAATTTATCACACGCAAGCACTAATAACATGACTATATCCCCAAGTGGGAATATTGGGTTAGGAATTACAGTGGCAACGGAAAAAATTGAAGTGGTTGGAAATATTAAAGCAAACTCATTTTTATCTCCGTTAATAACAATAATAGAAGACATAACTTTAACATTATCAAATAGTGAGGTAATTATAGATGCAGCTAGTCAGGCGGTATCAGTAATTTTGCCAACTTTAGCAAGTGTGCCAGTAGGTAAAAAATATACTGTAATAGCTTACGACGCTACTAATACTATTACCATAGCAACTTCTAGTTCTCAGCAAATAAGACAAGTAAAGACAGACAATGCAACCTCGTTAACTTTAGGATCTGGGGATATTTATACAGTTATAAATACGGGAACGTACTGGCAAATAATAAGTAAACAATAAATAAGCAGCTATGAAAATAAAAAACACAAATTCAGAAGTTTGGATCGATAATCAAATAATGAGAAATGCAACGATAGTATCTTGCAGAGATAACGATAGCGATCTTGATTTAACTAGGGATATCTCTTTTAAATTATTTAAAGATGATTTGTCAGGTGTTCAGGTAGCTCATAAATTTTATGTAAGAGCTAGGCTTATCGAAGAGTTTACTCTTAATTTTTTCGGACACCACAACACCACAGAAACAAGCTCTAATAGAATGAGTGCATATACTGACACCGAAATGTTAGAGGATAAGTTAGTTGTAAAAAATCTAGTTACATACCTTTTAAGCGGTGGGGATTTAGAAACTATCGATATTGTAGATTATGGTTATGCCGATTATATGGACGTCCAACAGTATTTTAAGAAAGTAAACGGAGAGATTCTTTTTAACGATGAACTCCCTTTATCATTAATCAGAATTGCAAAAGAAGTTGTTTTGTCTAGCATTAATTTTGATGAAAAAACCGCAAAAGAGTTAGGATTTACAATTTTTGAATAATGACCTACTACAAAATAAAAGACATAAAGAATCCAATTTATAGCTTTATGTTAAAGCAATGTAAAGGCATTAAATGGATAGAAGAGGTTTTATTTAACGTTAAAAAAATGCAATTATGAGTTTATTACTTTCATTAATCGCTTTGGTACTTTTTATTATCGTTGGTTTAGCGTCCTTAATTCTGTTTCTTTTCACAGATGTTAAAGGTCGAAAGTGGTATCAATTAATAGATAAGAGATCATTTGTAATGGCTTTTGAAATTGACGTAGCAGCAAATTATTTATTTCGGCATTTTTGGAATAATGCGTTAGGTAATGGCGGTTATTCTTTTGGAGTTTTTGGAGAAACAATAAGTAGCGCGCTTGGTAAAAAACAACTAGAAAAAACCCTAACACTTTTAGGTTGGATAATTTTAGTAATAATAAACATAGTAGATTTTACAAAGTGGTTTAAATCAGGACACTGCATCGCCTCAATTCAAACTCCCGAGCAAATAAAAGGATTTTTAAAAAAATAATAAAACCTATTAAAAAGATTAAATTTGATAAAAATACAATCATGAACACAAAATTAATTTACGCAATAGTAGTCGCAGTAGTTATATCTATTATAGTTATATTCTATCACGATCAAATAAGTTTAGAAATATTGATAGGAACGTTGTTAGGACTAGGTGGTGCTTTAATGTCTGTATATCAATGGATTACTAAGGAAGATATAAAAACTACTTTTAAAGAACAATCAGGTATGACTGTAAAACAATATAAATCAACTCATAAAAAGTAATCATGGAAAGCAAAGGTAAAAAAGTAAGTTGGATGTACGGAGGTAAAAAATACTCAGGAACAGAAATTAAATCTAAGGAAACTTCTAAAGCTACATTTGCTAGAACAGAAAATGTAAAGATTAAAAAGATAATTAAAAAGTAAATACTTCACAATGGCTAAGATAAAAAAAATACCAATATATCCATTAAAAAATCCTTTACATCCAAATGATTACGTAATAGGTACTGACGCATTAACAGGAAAAACTAAAAATTTTACTTTAGGTCAATTAATAAATCAAGACTATAACTTAGATAATCTTGATTTACATTGCTTATCGGTTGTAAGAAGAACTATTACAGATTGTGAAGGAGTAGTAACGACACTACCTATTCAGCCTTTAGATGTTTTACAGTCTATTATTAACGCAATATGTAACATTCAAGAAATACCTGTTTTTGACTTACTTACAAATAAAACCGTTAGTAATTCAAGTCCATTACTAGGAGAAACTTTTATTTACACTATAACAGTTCAAAACAGAGGTAATATAAACGCTACAGGTGTTCTCTTAAACGATCTACTACCTAGTGGCTTAGTATTCGTCTCGTCAAATACTAACGCTTACAACCCTACAAATGGATTATGGACTGTAGGTAATGTGAATGCAGGAACAACGCTTACTCTTAATATATCGGTAACTTTAGCAAATGATGTGACTGTAGGTCAAACTATAACAAATACAATTACATCTATATCATCCGATCAGTCTGACACTGTAACAGTTGGTGATAATTTAAGTATTGATGTAACCGTAATAGAAAATCAATCTCTAAGAATAGATGCTGGATATAATAGATATATTGGTATGGGAGATAATCAAACTACTTTAAGTGCTATTTCTAGAAATACCAACGTAACATATTTATGGGAACAAATAAGTAATCAATCAGTAACAATATCTAATTCTAACTTAAAAGAAACTATAGTTTCTCTAGATAACGGTAGTGATTTTGAGTTTAAGATAACAATGACTGATAATATAAGTGGAGTTACTACATCTGATACTGTTAAGGTTCTTAGGAGGGAGAACTCGGTTTCAGATAATCCAATAGTTACATTATCAGATCAAAACACTACTTTATCTAGCGTTACTATAAACGGAAGTTATACCGACCCACAATCGTTAACTAATCCTCAATTTCAATGGACTTTTCAACAAATAGGAAGTACAGGAACAACTCATACAATAGTAAATGAGAACATACAAAACGTTACCATAAATGATCTAACTACAGGGGTTTATATCTTTAGACTAACAGTTACCAATAGCAATGGATTTGTAGGAGAAGACGCTGCTATAATACAAATAACTTAATCCATTAGTATATATCCTACTACATCACCAATTGCATAAATAGAATCTAATTCGCTAGAATATTCACTAGTATTAGGTTCTATTTTTTTGTAAAGACTTTCGTAAAATTGAGGTGTAACATTATGTGGCTTAAATACCACTATATCATTAAATTTATTAAATGAAGATGCGTTAAAACACAATAAAGAGGATTTAGGTATTAAATCTTTGTCATTTATATCATTTCCAGAATAGAATCCAAAATAACTATATTCAAACCTTACAGGTATCTTAGAGTCTGTTTTTACTTTATAACATATTGAATGTTTTGTAAATATTATATCGGTTGCTATTAGAGGTATTATACTATTCATCTATCTTCTGTTTTAATTTTTGACAAGTTTTATACATTTCAAACATTCTAGGAGTTAGGTACTTTATAGGGTAATTGTAAACCATCATTGAATTAGACATATAATGATACTTATCTCTCACTCCATTTTCAGAATTATTCCTTTGCTTTTTTAGATACAAGTTAATTCTAAGTATTTCAAAAACTTCTGCATCGCTATACTTTTCTAATAATACTTCAAACATGTAAAGTCTCTTATAAGAGACACAAGACATAGTGTATATTAAATTGTTTTCAGTAGAAGTAACTTTTTTTGAATAAACGTCAATATACCTATCAAATATCTTACCTCCTACTATTTGAAAACCATATTTTATCATATCACAAATTTAATCTTTTTTTAATTATTATTAGTAATATTACGAATTATAATACTATATTTGCCATGTAATATAATTAAAGTAATGACAAGAGAGGAATCAAATATAGATGATGTAATGTCAAGTAAAGGCATTAAGACTGATAAATCATTAGCCGAAATGATAGGCATAAGTACTCCATCCATGTCTCAAAGATTAAATGGCAACATAAGCATGAATACTGTAGAGCTTATTGCAAAAACTTTAGATGTTTCTACCGAAGAAATTATGTTTAAAAAATCAAAGTTTAAAAGCAAATAAAACCATGAAAGCATCTCATTTAAAAAAACAAAGCGAAGTTATTGAAAATATATATCAATCTATAAGTAGGGAGAATCAAAATGGAAATTTTAAACACTTTATACCTCATTTTGTATATGTGAGTGAACAAGTAAAATCAGAATTAATTGAGAATGGATATAAGGTTTACAGAGGTGATTGGGATGGTATAATTACTAACGCACTTATTATAGAGTGGTAATTTTTAAAAAAAAAGTAAAATGAGTGAAGAAAAAGATATTGTAAAACCTATAGGTATAGCTACTGTGACTAAATGCAAATGCGTATTAAGTCAAAAAAAGAAAAGTAGTATTGGTTTAAAAAAAGTGATTGAAAAAGCTATAGGTGCTAAAAATGATGACAAATACATTTTTGCTTTCCAGATTAAATACAAAGGTCAAGCAAGGCTAAAACCCCAAGATATTTTAGTTACAAAAAACGGAATTAAACTTTTTGTAGAAAGAGAAGAAGATTGGACAGCTTTATTAATTTGTGGACAACCACTAGCTGTAGAACCCAACATTGTATCAACATTAAAAATATATAGATAACATGAGTGAACTAAATATTAATTTTAAAAGGCTTTCTCGCAGAGCTGTAATGCCTAAGTTTGGTAGAGAAGGTGATGCTGGCGCAGACTTAACAGCTATTGAAGTAGTTGATTTTGAGGATGACAACGATACTGTAAAATACAATTTCGGTATTGCAGTTGAAATCCCAAAAGGATATGTAGGACTAATATTTCCTAGATCAAGCATCTACAAGAAAAAGCAAATACTTACAAATTCAGTAGGTGTAATTGATAGTAATTATCGTGGTGAGTTATCCGCAGTAATGACTATAGGTTTAAATAATGACCTAAGATACCAAGTAGGAGAAAGAGTAGCGCAATTAGTAATTATTCCTATTCCTTCTGTAACTTTTGTGCAAGTAGAGGAATTAAGCGAAACCAATAGAGGTGACGGATCTTACGGATCAAGCGGAGATAAATAAAACAAATAACATAAAAACAAATAAAATGAGTGAACTTACATTTACAGGATCAATTACAGAAATCGGAGAGATTAGAACAGGTGCAGGAGCTAAAGGAGATTGGGCAAACGCAGAATTTGAAGTTACTGAAATAGGAGCTGCTAATCCAGAATATCCACAAATAGGTTTCTTTGATTTTTTTAAAAACGGAGAGTATATAGGTAATGCTAGAGACTTTGCAGTAAACAATCCTTTAGGAACGCAAGTAACTGTTTCTTTTAACTTAAAGAAAACAGAGTACACAAAAAAAGACGGAACGGCAGGAAAGTTTTACAAAAATTCAGCATGGAAAGTTGAAAAGCTAGCTGGTCAACAAACTCAACAAGCACAGCCACAAGCACCACCTTTCCCATAATTGAAGGTATGTAATTTTTGTGACAGAGCTAAAGAGGTGACTTTATTCTACAAAAGCAAAAGTAATAAAGATGGCTACGCTAATAAATGTAAAATGTGTTGGCGTAGCATTAAACCTCAAATTGAAAAGAGGATCAGTTTAGACACTAAGAAAATGCACCATGACATAATAATAAAGTTGTGTTTAATAAAAAAACCTCAGAGGTATATAACCGAAAAACTAGGGTTTTCAAGAGCTACTTTTTGGAGAATGTCAAAAGGAAAAGCAATAGATATTGAAACCTTTTTATCTATATCAAATTGGTTAGATGTAAGTTTAGATAAATATGTGATTAAAGAATAAAGAATGGACATTTTATGAAAAATCACACAAAGGTTTATTTTACTGCTTTAGGCTATGACATAACGGACTTTGTTCCGTCAGAGATTAGCGGTGCTAAAGCAATTGACGTTTGCCACATAATAGGAAGGGGTCGTGGAGGTAAAGACCATATAGAAAACCTTATGGCTTTAACACGTGAAGAGCATGATTTTCATGGAGAAAACAATAGCACCATGGTTTATCAACTTGAAACCCATAGACAGTTCCTTGTCGATAACGGAGTTAAATTTAAGAATAGTAGGTTTGAAGAAAAAATAAAAATTTACTCATGAAAGAATCAGAGATACATAATTTAATAACTGATTGGATAAAAGAAACATACCCTACAGTTATATTTAACACGGACTCTAGCGGTATAAAGCTAAACGCTGGTCAAGCTGGTCAAATGAAAAAACTTCGTAGCTCTAATGGATTCCCAGACATTACTATTTATGAAGACGGAGATTTAGGATCTATACTTTTTTTAGAAGTTAAAAAAGAATCTCCTTATAAAGTTAATGGAGATTTAAAAAAGAACGAGCATTACGAAGAACAGGATCAAATGCACATTGCACTAAAAGGTAAAGGCTATCATGCTCAATTCGTTTGGACTTTAGAAATGGCACAAGAAGTAATTAAAAAACATTTGTCTCACATAAACACATATCATGGCTAGTGATTTAAAATACCCGAATGGATTAGTTTACGGAAAGTTTCTACGTGAACTAAGAGTAACAGATACTTGTCCAAGATGTCAGTTCAAAGAAGATAAATACATTATAGAAAACAATAATATTTACAAGCGTGTAGACGCTTTTGGTAATAAAGATTAATTTTAAAACTGTAATTATGAGTACAAAAAATCAAGACCCATATGAGTTGGGAAGAAAGTTAGACGATTCTATAGATGGAATGTCTAAAATTGAAATGGCTAGACACCTAGAAGCTATCTGTTATGGGATAGAAGAAGGTGACTACACAAAGCGTCTAAATTCAGATGAAATAGCAGAGAGAAAATCAAGACTTGCAGATGTGAGTATTCATATCTCAAAGCTAGAGCAAGAGAAAAAAGACCTAATGGACGAAATGAAAGGTCGTCTAGATCCTGTTAAAAAAGATTTGCAATGTCTTATTGAAGTCATCAAATCTAAGTCAGTAAGTAAAAGTGGTCGTTTATTCTTATTTGACGATACATCAAAAGGTATGATGTATAAGTTTGACGATTCTGGCGTATGCGTAGATCAAAGACCTATTACACCAGAAGAGCGTCAACAAAAACTTCGTGAAGACATGAAGTTAAGAAGAGCAGAATAATTAATCTATTAAAAACACAAGATGGAAAACAATAATAAACAAGAAGTAAAAAATAGATTTGGTCAAAATATCCTTGATCAAAATAGTAGCGTAGAGGTTGTATGGCTTGAAGGTCAAGCGGTACAACAGCACAATCCAGAACCTTTAACAATTAACGGAACTATTACAGCTCCTTCAATATTTGTTGAAAAGAGAAAAGCCATTATAGATCCTTTGAGTTCCCACGCTTTAGTTTCTGTATTTGATGGCACTATTAAATTAGTTATTAATGAAAAAAATACAGTCGCTAAATATACTATAAGCGGAGCTATTCACGAGTCTAAAAGATTTAAGCAGTTAGGTATTAACAATCCTGACGTTTCTTTAGAACCTAAGATGCTTTCTCAAAAGTTTAGATTACTTAGAACTTTATTTGAAAGCCCTAGTGATCACTCTAAGTTAGTTTCATCACTTAGAAACTTTACCGCTAGTGTAGACGCTGTTATCAAAGACAACGACGATATGAGGGGTAATACAAGTACGGCTGTAGACATAGTAGTTAAAAGCTCCATTCCAGAAAAGTTTGTTTTAAACATACCTTTATTTGAAGGTCAAGAAACTCAAAAAATAGAGGTTTTTATCTTTTTTAATGCAAATGGTTCTGGCATATTATGTTCTTTAGAGAGTGTAGACGCTGCTGATTTAATGGAGAATCAAAGAGAAAAGCTTATTAATGAAGAGGTAAAAAAAATAGAGGACAAAGTAACCGTTCTCTATCACTAAAAAAACCTTTCCCTATTAGCATTGTTGGTAATGCGTTTCTTTATGAATAGATAGGTGTTCAACTCACTTATAGGGAGCTAAAAAAAACATTAAAATGACTGAAAAAGATTTTGATCAAATAGTAGAAGAGACTTTAATTAACCTAGAAGAATTAATTTTAGTAAAAGGAAAAGAGTATAGGCGCAACAACAATCCTTTGCACAACTTTGAATCTGGTTCAGATATAAGTGGCAGACACCCATTAGAAGTCTTAGACGGCTTTTTACTAAAACACGAGGTTTCTATACGTGATATTACTTTTGATAAGGTGCAGGGCTTAGAAGTTAACGCTAAACAAGTTCACGAAAAAATAGACGACAATATTATTTATTTGCTAATCAAAAAAACAATGCTCTTGTCTCATGTTAAATAATAAACCTATTTTTGAAATAGGTGACACAGTTTACCTACTCACAGACCCATCACAACACAAGAGATTAATATCCGCTGAAATAAAAAGAAAAAATCATTTAGAATACGAAGTTTCTTTTATAGACAGTATGTGTATAGTTTCTGGATGGGAAATAAGTCATGAACCTAATCAACTATTAAAATGAAAAAAACAAGAGGTGAACGAAGGTCAACAAAGTTTGAATCGTTTAGAAACAGAATCTATTTATTGAGTTGGATGCAGATACACGTAAACATAATTGGTATGCCTGTATTCATGAGAAAAGTTCATACACCTAATAGAATAATAGTTAGTACCGTAAATCAAAACGGCTTTACAATGTGAACTACCCACCCACGGCAGAGCCGATGTGATGGGCTTCGGAGGTCACAGACTCACCTAATGGCAACGCCTTACTCCGTTTTTGTTTTTTATCCGACTGTATTCCACAACCAGATATTATATTTAATCCTTGTTTAAGTATGTTTTTACCTGCATTCAAATCTCTATCGTGAGTTTCATTGCAACTATCACAAGTCCATTCTCTATGTTTCAATTCTAAATCTTGTTTAATCCAACCACAAGAAGAACACGTCTTAGATGATGGAAACCATCTATCTATTTTAACATATTCTTTGTCGTTCCATTTAGATTTATATTCTAACATAGTGTAAAATGTACCCCAACTAACATCTGATATTGCTTGTGCTAATTTGTGATTCTTCATCATACCCTTTACATTCAAATCTTCTACTACTATTATGTCGTGGTTTTTGACAATTTCAGTAGATATTTTATGTAAATAATCTGTTCTTATATTTGTTATATTTTCATATATAACTCCAAGTTTTTGCTTTTGTTTATTTCTTGATTCACTGCCTTTTACTTTTTTAGATAGTTGTCTTTGGTTATATTTTAACTTCTTTAATTTAGTTTTAAGTGGTTTAATATTTTCATATACCTTTCCATCAGACAGTATTGCAAAATCTTTAATCCCAACATCAATACCAATAGATGTTTTGGTTTTAGAGTAAGGTTTATAGTTTTCATCACAAGTAACAGATACATAATATTTACCAGTTGTATTTTTACTTATCGTAGCAAATAGTATCTTGCCTTTAATTCCTCTATGAACCTTTACTTTAATTCCACTTTTAAATTTAGGTATTACCAAAGTATTTTCTTCAATGAATACATTTTGAGGTATTTTAAAACTCTGTTTATTATATTTTGATTTAAACTTTGGAAATTGATTTTGTTTATTAAAAAAGTTTTTATATGCAGTATCTAAATTTCTAATAGCAGATTGTAAAGATTGTGAATTAACTTCCTTTAACCATTCTGTGTCTTCTTCTTTTTTTAATTGAGTTAAGCTATTGGCATTATCATAATAATTCAAAGAAGTCTTATCATTCAAGTACTGTTCTTTGCGAACATTTAAGAAATGGTTAAATACAAATCTTGAACACCCAAAATGTTTAGACATAAGAGTTTCTTGCTCCTTTGTCGGGTAAATCCTAAATTTATATGACCTATGTATTTCTTTCATCTATTATTAAATAGTCTAATATTCTGTAAAGTTACAATTATTTTACAAATAGTAAGGTTTTTGTAAATATATTTTAATTAATACCGTATTTAGTTTAAATCATTCCGTCTTCGGTTGTAA